TTACTGCCCCCCAACCACCGGCACTACAGATATTTTGCGGTTATATCTTGCAGTCTGCGAAGCATTTTTGTGGCCTGATATTTCCTGTTTCTCATGCAGCGTTCCTTCCAGATCAGATATCCCTTTAGCTTTCAGATCATGGAACGTGAAGTTAAATTCGAGCTCAGGAAATTTTTCTGCGGCTAACTTTTTCGCCTTCATCCACTGAGCATTAAAGGCATCACGCGTATAGCGAGAACCAGACTGCTGGTGGATCACGTAAAGGCTCACCATGCCACTATTTAAAGGCAGAAATTCAGCCAATGTTATCGCATTTGACAGGCGCACTGTCCACGCCTTGATTTGACTCACTGCGGTCTTGCTTTGCTGAATTAGAATCCCTTCATCCAGTATCTGACTCTTTTTAAGATCCAGAATGTCTCCCTGGCGCGCGCAGCATAAATAGGCCAACTCCATCGCAATTTTCACAGGCACCGACGAAACACTGAACAGTGCATCATATTCTTTGTCCGTCACGTACCGTGTGCGCGCCTGCTCTTTAAACTGCTTCACACCCTGGCATGGATTCATCTTCACTTTGCCGCGCTCATATGCCCACCTGAACACCCTCGACATAAAAGCTTTCTCTCGGTTCGCCTGAACCCTGCTCTTAACCCCCCTCTTATCCATATACTTTCTTATGTGCTCTGGCTTGATGTTCTCTGGTTTCATTTTGCCGAAAACGACATTTACCTTTGAACCATATTTCCGGTAATCCTTTCTGGTTTCTGTTGCCAATTCATGGAAGTCACCAGAGTTAAAAAACTCTTCGCATAGAGCATGGAAGTTGGAACCAACCTTGATATCGTTGATGAAGTTTTCATACGCTGCCCAGACCTGAGCCTTAGTGAGATCGTGGTTGCACAATCTCACTGTTCTTCCGTCAGGCGTTCTGAACTCATAGGCAGATTTGCCCCTGCGAACGCGGGGCGGCATCCAGTTATCTTCTGGGTTTTTGCGGATTCTGGGCATTACATGTCCTTAAAGTTTGGTTCTTCTTCCTCTGGATTGCTCACTACCAGTTTCAAGCCAGCAGGATTTGTTACATGATCCCATGTAATTCCTGGTCTGCCGTCTTTTCTTGGCACGAAAAACACACCGCTTTCTTTCAGCGCGCGGCACTGAAGGGAAGGGCGACGATAACCAGTAAGCTGATAGAGGTCATCAGGGGTAAGAAAACGTTGGCTTTGTCCGCTCATCGTATAGCTCTCCACATAACCGGCTGCACCCGGTAAGATATCAATTGATTTTCAAAACGCTAAAGGCCATGAATACCTCAAGAGAAAATCTTCTATAAAACTTGACGAATCCACAATAAAAAATATATGTCATTAATAACATAACCAATGTTGCTATAAGGTTGAAATGAGAGGTGTTAGCTGACATTAAATTTATTATCAATGTGCATAAAGCGACCCAAAAAAAGATTAAAAAAACCAAGCAAACGTTCCTGCAAAATCCATATAAAGCAACGTAGTTTTGTATTTTTGGTTGGTGATTAGAGGAGTATTCATAGGAATAATGGTAGGCCAGTCTAAACAGATCCCCTTGCAAGGCGTAACTAGTTTTCAGTTGATTCAAATCAACTGAAAATATCTTTATATATGAGTTTGTTAGCTTGTCCCATAGGGGGGTGGCTAATTCCTTAGTAAGCTCCCGAGAATAAAGTTTGTTAAAAGTAATTATGTCAAGCAGCCAGATTGGGCATAGTATGGTTTTAATTATAAAATATTTTAACTTTCTCCCCCAACCTTTTTTAACTTCATCTTTGAACTCATTATTTAACTCCCAAAACAGATAAATTGAAGGATATTGTAATGTATCATTCATGTATTTTTCCACTAAAAAAGCGGAGCAAATAGCAATTGCATGGCCAATGATGTACGCAAGTATAACGATTGAAGAGTATCCTAATAAACTAAGAGTGGATTCTTGTGCAATTGCTGCTTTCTTTAATTGAATGATTACATCCCAATCCAGAGTGATTCCGCAAAAATATAAAACATATAAAAATAACCCTCCTGGTATAAGATAGCCAAGAAAATCATATAATGAAAATGGGTTCTGGTTCATTTCTTTTCCCTTAGAAGTGGTAACTTACACAGTACGATATTATAAACGATCTCTCAAAATGAGTTTATCAACTAATTTTTTGTTTGAACTGCGTTGTATGCGTCCGATTGATTTATTCATAACCGATCCATGCCCGGTGGGACGCGGTATGGCGTTTTTAAGCAACGTATTCGCCTCAGTAAGAACTGCATCTTCGTCGCGCACATTTTTTAATTCCAAAACAGCAACCTGTACTGCATAAGCGAACATGGCGACAGAGCGGTCACCTGCTTTTTCACTATCACGCTGCATGTTGACTGCAACAGTCATCAGTTCATCCAACTGTTCGCCGGTCATTGATTTATTTGCTGTCATGATTATTTTCCTGCTGCAGTTTGTGTTGCTTAACGAAGTGGGCCACTGCTTTTGACTGACTTGTGACGACCCCATTCAAGATGACGTTCTTGCCGCGATAGATTTGCGCGGTGCCGATCTCAATGTCTTCCAGTTTCACGAAAAGCGTTTTGCCTACCACCTCTGTTTCAGGCACTGGCTGTGAAAGGCGGTATGTTTCACGCGCTTCCGCTATCGCTTTGTGCTCGTCCATAATGGCCAGCGCTTCAGCAAGGGCAGTTCCTTCAAGAGTGAAAACACCTTCATCACTGATCGTGGCCTGAGCCATAAGCTCAACGAAACGGCGCGCGTTCTTTACGCTGAGTTCAGGAGCGATAGAACTGCGGGTAACTTTCGTTTTGCCTTGGGCAGCCGCTACAGCCTTATCGTGCTGGAGAACTTTTCCTGCCTGTTCTCCATACTCCATAACGCGATCAACCGCGACATCGACTGACACCGCACCGGATTTAACTTCCTGCTGAACGTCATGGTTAGCCGTGCTCAGAAGCAGCAACTTCTCTACCGTGGCCACTGACTTATTGACCAGTTTTGCGATCTCGCTGGTGGTCTGATTGAAGGCGTTATGCAGCTCCTGAATAACTGCTGCCTGTTCCATATCAGAGAGTGGCAGTTGGTTGTTACTGGTCATGATGCGCGCCAGGCGCTGCACATCGTTACCGTTAAACGGCATGATGTGGATGCGGTCTACTGGCTTACCAGCTTCAGCACAGCGTGCATAGCAGCGACGACGGCGGTGACCTTCAACAACCCACACACCACCTTCATCACGGGCAATAACCTCAATTGGAGGAACAGAACCACCATTCATCAGGTACTGGAAAAGATCATCATCTGCCAAGCGGGTGCGCTCGTCGTCTTCACGTTTGTTGAACCCTTCACGCACATGAATTTGATCGAGGCTGATAAACATCCCGGTATCGGTACGCTTGATGGTTCCATCACGGGTCATTTGCTTGAATGAGTTAGCCATTAGAGAACAATCTCCCTATTCATGGAAATGACAACAGGAGATAGCTCACGCAGTTCTCGCTGAGCTTCCAGCAAGTGGATATTGGTAGGCGTTTTGGTGTGGCGCTCTTCGATACGGTCACACTCTTTGGCCCAGCTGGTGACATCCTCACGCAGCGTAGCGTTCTGCTCCGCCAGTTCCTTCCGCTGTGCGATCGCTTCACACAGCGCGACGCTGGTATAGTCAAGGCGGTTAGCCAACTCGGTCACAATGCCGCTATAAGCTGGCGGGAGGAGAGGGGCAGCTTTACGTGCTGCGCTGATCAGTTGATCCCGGGTCATTCGTGGTTGTAACTCGGCGTCGTTTAGTGTGTTTTTCATGGTTCGTTTCTCCGTGATATATGCGCTCTGCACAGCGCGAAAAATCAAAAATATAATTAAAGATTTTGTCTTCATTTCCGATTATATTTTTGTTCTCTCTTATTCTTTAAGATAACAATAAAGGTTGATGTAATGTTTAAGAAAAGACTAGAAGTTCCATTTGAAGGAAATGATCAATACTATGATGGTATTAGAGGTGTTTTTATGAGCTTTATTTGTTCAATTTTAGGTGTAATCCTTTATGCTGTTTTGTTGGGTAAATTAACATGGAGCAATTTTAGCTATAATACAACGATTACACTGCTTAGCTGTTTATTTGTCTGTTTTTTGATGTGGGTGATGTCCTTCATAAGAACTAATAGAGTACTGATTTCTTTAGCAGATCCTACTCCACGCCCAAGAGTGGCTGGTTTTATCCTGATCCTCCTATACATAGTTATTGGTACCTTTTGCGCTCTTCTATTTGATGCTTTAACTATGTTAGATAACCCCTTAACTACAGCTGATGATTTTTGGAAAACATTTAAAGCATTTCTTATCACCTCGGGATGTCTGTTCATTTTTCTATTTATTTTTGGTAATTACGCTGTAAATAAGGTTTCCCCGTTGAAAGCGTCAGAATAACTTTTTGTTAAAGAGCTAAGCGTCCAGCGGGGCGCTTTTATTCCATTGGTTCTATCCTCGTCTCTTCCGAGGTGTCACACGTGATCGCCACGCTGGTGAAACGTCTCTGGCTGCCGTTCTTGCCTGGCTTGCACATTCCGGCTACCCGCTGGATCTGGATACTGAAAGGAATCCCCGGACCACTGCTGCACATGTGCCATATACCGTACTGCTGCCCTACCGCTGGGTTTAAACATCATCACCCCGGCGCATAATAAGTATCACCAATAGTAATAAAATGATCAACACTTTTAGTGATAAAAATATCACTCTTAGTGTTAACTTCATGAAAAATAAGGTGAAAAAAGATGCAAAAAAAAGGAGCCGTTTGGCTCCTTATTCGAAGATGTTTTCAGGCCATTGGGCTTTAACAACTTTGCCAATTATCCTGCAATTTTCATTACATTCAATGGCTTGATATCGTGGGCTTGGGTTGAGTGGTTCTAGCCAGGGTCTACCATCTTCACGAACAAATCTTTTAAACGTGACTTCTGAATCATTGAAAATACCAGCAACACAAAAATCACCAGCCTCTACCGGCTGCTCGGGGTCTATAAGTATGAGCATACCTTCAGGAAAGCTTGGTTTTACGCCTGGCGGGGCTGTCATTGAATGCCCAGAAACCTCAAGCCAAAAGGCTGAATCACTGGCTTTTGCAGTAGTTGAAACCCATTCTTTAGCGTCACGCTCAGTATATGTACTCACAGGACAGAATGATCCGGCCTGAACCTCCGTTAAAAGAGGGTACTCATATACCGAAGATTGACTTCTTCCGTTTGCAATGGCTTCGAACATTGCTGATATCTCAGCAGCAAGGGAGGGGCTGAAATCATCGACTTTCACACCAAGAATCTTGGCAAACTGTGCTGCATGAGTTGCATTAATAGCGTTTGTCCCATTCAGCAACTGCGCTACACCACTCTGACCCATCCCCATTTGTTCAGCCAAAGTCTCCTGTGAGAGTCCGAGAATTTTTTTCTTGGACTCAAAAATTGCTTTCAGCCTGCTGGCATCGGCGAGTTGTTCGGCGGTTAAAGGTTTCTTTTTCATTCTCATAATTTATCACCGCAGGGCATAATCACCAATCACCGCTAGTGTTGACATGATTATCACTAACAGTGATACTTATTGTGTGCATTCCACGAGGAAAACCAATGAAGATTATTCCGCTATCTGAATATGTTTTGGAAAACGGTCAGGCCAAAACAGCTGAGGCTCTTGGGGTATACCAAAGTGCTATCAGCAAAGCCCTAAAGCGTAATCGCCGGGTAAACATCCTGGTTAAGGAAGACGGGAAAATTGAAGCTGAGGAAGTACGACCATTCCCTAACAAAATCAAACCTGCTGATCCTGAAGCCGCAGTAACACCATAACCCAGCGAACAGCCTTACGTAACTACCAAAGGAAAAACAACATGGTAGAGCCAAGCTTGAAAGAAGTAGTTAAAGCGATGTGCAAAACATATCCAGGTGGCCGTGAGGCTATGGCCGGTGCTCTTGGCATGTCCGTTACGCAGTTCAACAACAACCTGTACGAGAAGAATGGCTGCCGCTTTTTCGAAGTGAACGAACTGGAAGCGATGGAAGACATTTCAAACACATCTCTCCTGGCTGATTACTTCGCGCAACGTCGCGGCGCTTTGCTGGTGGATGCTCCCAAGTTGGAAGACCTCGATCGCGTAGACCTTTTTACCCGAGCCATGAGAACTGCAGCAGCACGCGGACAGGTTGATCAGATTATCCAGAAGGCCTTGGAAGACGGAGTGATTGAACCGCATGAAGCTGAAGAGATTCACGAGCATCACCGCCGCCATCTGGCAGCGCGTGAAGAAGAAATCCGCGCGATTGTCGCGCTGTTTAGCCGTAAGCAAAGCCAAAAGAAGTGACGCCAGCGGGCGTGCAGGCCCCTGGCGTCTTGGCGTGTCGTATTCAGTGGAGAAACTAACGCATGAACAGTTTAAACCGATTGAGACCAGCGAAGCAATTCAGATGCCTGCCACTGGTGGGAAAAGACTCCCCGTTCGGCTATGTGGAGAGATTAAAAGACCAGCATGGTGAGAACAACTACCAGCCTGAGAACGCGATGGTAGAGGCTTTTACTCAGATGAACGAGAAGGGGCGTGAGGAATGGCTGAAGTTGACCGGCGATTCAGAGACCACAGAGGCATCCCCGTCCACGTCGTCAGATGGGAGCCACAGACTCGACGCGTTATATACCTTCGCGAAGGGTACGATCATGAGTGCTTCAGCCCTCTTGAGCAATTCCAGCGTAAATTTACAGAGTTAAAGGACGACCATGAGCCTGTTGATGCCATCCCGGCCGATAGTGATTAACCCTGACCTTGCATGCAGCATTGGCCTGAATGAGGCCATTGCGTTGCAGCAGGTGAACTACTGGCTTAAAGAAACCACCTCCGGACTGGAGCGTGACGGCGTGCGCTGGATTTACAACACCAACGAGCAGTGGCTGGAACAGTTTCCGTTCTGGTCTGAGTCAACTCTGAAGCGCACATTCACTCGCCTGAAGAACCTCGGCGTGCTCAAAGTTGAGCAGCTGAACAAGTCTCAGCGCGACATGACGAACTACTACACGATCAACTACGAAAGCGATCTTTTAGATGAGGTCAAAGTGACCAAATCGAAGAGTTCAAATTGCACTCTTCCATCAGGTCAAAATGAACCGATGGAAGAGGTCAAAATGGAACGCTCTAACGGGTCAAAACGAACCGCTCTCATCAGGTCAAATTGCACTGATGTTCTTACAGAGAATACAACAGAGAATACTACAGATATTAAAAAACCTATTTGTCCGGTTGCGCCGCAACCAGACCCTGAGGTGGTGATCACTGATAACGCCATTCTGGTTTTAACTCACCTCAACCAAGTGAGTGGTTCCCGGTACCAAAAATCAAAAACCTCTCTTGAAAACATCAGAGCGCGCCTTCGTGAAGGTTACAGCGTTCACGACCTTCAGCTGGTAATAGATCTGAAACATGAGCACTGGAGCGGAAATGATGAGCAGTACCAGTACATGCGACCTGAAACTCTTTTTGGTCCGAAGAAATTCGAGTCCTACCTGCAAAGCGCAACTCGCTGGGAAAGCAAAGGCCGCCCTAAGCGTCAAGATTGGGAAGGGCAATGTAATAACTCCAGCATGATGGTATTTGGCGGGCCAGACAAAGCAATACCAGCAGGTTTCAGAGGAGCTAAACCATGAGTTTTCTGAAAACAATTCAGTTGTTCGTGGCCAACAATCCTGGACTGACGAACAAGGAAATCGCCGCAGCACTACCTGAGTACGAGTTGCACAGCGTTCAACGTGCGGTATGCCGCCTGGTCATGCTTAACCGCGCCGAGCGCAAAGGTGGGCGTCCTAATTTTCGTTACTACGCAAAAGCTCCGGTTGGCCCGATTGGTCCAATTATCCCGCGCACACCGGTTGAAAAAGTCGAATCGGTGACTGAGTCAAAACAGGAAACAGCACCAAACCCGGCTGTGGTTGCGATGTTGGATAAGGCTCAGGAGCTGTTCGATAAAGGGCTCTTCAAGCGTGCCGCAACCGTCCTGATGGAAGCGTTCAACCGGACTAAGAACGAAGCTTTGCGCGAGAAGATTCTCGCTGAGCGCCAGCGCTGCCTAAGCATGGTAGTCAAAGCTAAACCCCAGGTTGATGGCTGGTGTCTTGCTGGCCGAGCAAGGAACGTCTGATGATCCACTTCCACGGAGGACCAATCACGCCTGATACGTGCGCACTGAAAGCCTGGAAAGGTCGCCATGCGTTCATAAGCTTCGCTAACCCTGGGCAACTTAAGCTTGCCAGTGAGGTAACTCAATCTTTCGCACTTGATAACGGAGCCTTCAGCTTCTGGGATAAGGGCCAGCCTGTTAACTGGTACAACTATTATGAATTCGTTAAGGAGTGGATGAATCACCCTCGTTTCGCATTTGCAGTTATCCCTGATGTTATCGGTGGAACCAGCGAAGAGAACGATGCGCTTATAGCTGAATGGCCGCACGGTAAATTCGTCGGTGCGCCTGTCTGGCATATGAGCGAACCCGACGAGCGTTTCATTCGTCTTTGCCATGAGTTTCCTCGTGTTTGCATAGGTTCAATGGGTGAATACGATGCAAAGCGACCACGCGCCTGTAGGGCAAAATTGCGAGACCTTATCCGGCACGTTGTCGATTCAAATGGCTATCCGATTACCAAGCTCCATGGGCTTCGCATGCTGAATAAAGACATTTTTACTCACATACCCCTTTCATCAGCTGACAGCACAAACGTTGCGCGCAATATCGGTATTGATAAGGCATGGGATAAATCAGCCTATGCGCCAGCCAGCAAAGAAACCCGCGCTGCCATCCTCGTTGAGCGTATTGAGGCATTTAATAGCGCCAGCGCTCTCAAGTATGACGCAGTGCGTGACCGCTTTACTCCACAGCTGGCCTTAGAAATCTGAGGGGAAAGATACGATGAAATATTCACTGATTTACGCTGACCCAGCCTGGGGAAAAGCGATCACTAAACATCAACCAGCGGTAGGAGTAATAGGGTGAGAGCCATACTGACACCTGAAGTTGCACCAATGTCCGGAGTTGTGCTCTTCCGCCCTGGCAACAAGTTGCTGTGGCTGTTTCGTCGTGGCAGGGTGGTGATTGAAACTCCATCCGAAGCAATCCAGCATCTGCCATCTGGACTGATTCCTGAAGCTCACCAGCCACTGACAGATGATGTCAGTATGCAGTCGCTTTTCCTAAACGAGAGGGTTATTCAGCGTGTTGGTGGGCTTAGCAGTCTTGATGCCTGGCTGGAACGTAAATTCGAATGCCAGTGGCCCCACAATGAATGGCATTCAAAGGACTTTACGGTGATGCGTCACGCTCCCGGAAGTATTCGCCTTTGCTGGGGATGTGATAACCAGTTGCGTGAACAAACGACTGAAAGACTGGCAGGAATTGCCATGCAGAACCTGGTAAAATGGGTGCTCGAAAGGGTGAATATTATGCTGGGCTTTAGCGCAGACCACACCCTGACGCTGCCGGAGTTCTGCTGGTGGATGGTACGTAATGACCTGGCTGACCTTATTCCTGATTCAGTGGCGAACCAGGCACTCAGTATTAAGCCTGAATCGCACAGTTCCGTGATGCGTGAAAGCGACATTGTTCCGTCATTACCGGCTACTGAAATCCTCCAGGAGAAAGTTAAGAAGATTGTCTCGGTGAAGGTCAATCCTGAATCACCGGAATCTTTCATGCTAAGGCCAAAGCGCCGCCGCTGGGAGAACGAGAAGTACACCCGCTGGGTGAAGTCGCAGCAGTGCAGTTGCTGCAATAACCCGGCAGACGACCCCCACCACCTGATAGGCCACGGGCAGGGTGGAATGGGTACCAAAGCGCATGACCTGTTTGTGATACCGCTGTGCAGAGCGCATCACGACGAGTTGCACGCTAATCCTATGGCATTTGAAGCGAAGCACGGCGACCAGTTAACGCTGCTGTTTCGGTTTTTAGATCGTGCGCTTGCAATCGGCGTACTGGCGTGAGTGGAGACGCAACATGATCAATCCTTCTGAAGTTGGCAAATCCGGCGAGATGGTTCGCCTTCGCACTCTAGAAAGCATCTGGGTACAGGGAAAGCTTCGCATGTGGGGCCGCTGGTCTTATATCGGTGGTGGCTCTGGCGGAAACATGTTCAATCAGCTTCTTGCATCCGGGAAAATCACCAAGACCGCAATCAACGATGCGCTGCGCCGCATGAAGAAATCCGGCATAACTAAACCTGAGCTGGAAGCTTACCTGCGCGAAATCCTCGACAGCAAAAACAAAACAGGACTGGCGTTCTGCTCAGACGAAGAAGGCCTTAAGGTGGATGGAGTTATTGCTTCGGTCCTGATGAATGATGAATACCGTGGGTTGTATGGCGTAATCATTGACCGTCACCGGATGCGTAAGAGCAAACTACAGATGGCCAACGAGCTGAATGCAAAGCACCCTGAGTGGACCCTTATCACATGCCGCCGTCGAATCGACACCTGGGTAAGTTTGGCAGAATCGATCCTGTACGCTCCACTTTGTGATGCGTTTGGCACAAATGGCGACAGGTTTAGGTTGCAGAGTGAGCAAGAAAGTGCTTAAATTGTGTTAGGCTCGGGACAGTAAAACGTTCTGAGCAATAGAACGAGACATAAACCCGCAAGCAATGCGGGTTTTTTGTTATGATGACCTTTTAAATTCATTAAGGTCTCGTCATGTGGTTAGGCATACCATTCTTATACGTTCATGAGCGTTTAGCAGATACAATCAGTATTGATAAAATTGCTACAGTTTCAGTAGACTCTTCATTCTCATGGGAAACCATAATTGCAGCTTTCATTAGCGGTTTGGTTCCCGCTTTAATTTCTTTATATGTTATCCGGCAAAATAATGAATCGGTTAGATATCAACAAAGCCGTGAAGACAAAAGGAACTATGCAGCCCATGTTAGGCTTAACGTCAGTGAGTATGCATATCAACTCACGAAAGTAAAAGAGTTACATTCTGAATGGATTGAAGAAGGGATTAAAGGTGTAAGCTATAAACGCCCCGAAATTGAAAAAAATATGTCGACTGCTTTACTTGAGCTTGAGAAATATAAAGTAAACTTGCTTATATCTGTACTTGAAGATGAAAAAGGATTGGCCTTTAAAAAATCAATAAATGACATTCAGAGCTATTTATCAGAAATAATCATAAAGAAACATGCAAGTATAAATGACTCAAGGAACTGGGGTGGTAGATATTCTGATTTTATATCTGATGCTAATAAATATCTTAATGACTGACCATTCAATCGATACACACATAAGCCACGTTTAGTGGCTTTTTTTATCCCCTCGTTCTGAGAGGACTCACGGCAAAAAGAGGGGGCTAAATGTCCGATCCTGTTTCTGGCACTACGGTAGCGGCTGGTGGTCTGATGGGGGCCAGCATGTTCGGCCTGGCAACCGGCATAGACTACGGTGTGGTGTTTGGCGCATTCGCTGGTGCGGTGTTCTACGTCGCTACGGCGGTTAATATCAGCCGCCTTAAGCTGGTGGGCTACTTCATCACCTCATTCATCTTCGGCGTTATCGGCGCTCCACTGCTTGGCTCTTACTTCTCCAAATGGACTGGGTATAGCGACAGGCCACTTGATGCGCTGGGCGCGGTAATCGTTGCTGCGGTGGCGATCAAGCTGCTGACGTTCGTCAACAGTCAGGATTTGGGTAGCCTGTTTGGAATTCTCTCTCGTTTACGTGGAGGAGGGGCCAGCAATGGTAACAAGTGATCCGAGTGCAATGGCAAACGCTCTTATCTGTGGAGTCATTGTCGTTGCCCTGATGTTCTACCAGCGCGGCGGGGCGAGACATCGCCCTCTGATATCGCTGATGGCTTATTTCACGGTGCTGGTGTACGCCAGCGTCCCTTTCCGTTACCTGTTCGGCCTGTACCATGAATCGCACTGGTTCGTGGTGCTGGTGAACGTCCTGATATGCGCCGCCGTTCTCTGGGCTCGGGGAAACGTAGCGCGCCTGGTTGATGCACTGAGGCACTAATGAACCAATCACAATTTCAAAAGGCGGCTGGGCTAAGCGCCGAGTTAGCCGCGCGCTGGTTTCAGCCAGTCAGCGATGCGATGATAGAATTCGGCATCACCAAGCCGGTAGATCAGGCGATGTTCATTGCTCAGGCAGGGCATGAATCAGCTGGCTTCACTCTGCTGGTGGAGAGCTTCAATTACCGCATTGCCGCACTCGTGAATTTCATCCGTGCCGGACGACTCACTGCTGACCAGGCAAACACGCTTGGCCGCCGTCCTGAAGAACGCACTTTACCGATTGAGCGCCAACGCGCGATTGCTAACTTGGTATACAGCAAGCGTATGGGTAACAACGCTCCCGGCGACGGCTGGTTATACCGTGGACGTGGACTTATCCAGATTACCGGCCTCAACAACTACCGTGATTGCGGGAACGGCCTGAAGGTTGATTTGGTTAAGCAGCCTGAGCTATTGGCCGAAGATGTTTATGCAGCCAGAAGCGCGGCGTGGTTCTTCTCCACAAAGGGATGCATGAAGTATTCCGGCGACGTACTGCAGGTGACGAAGATTATCAACGGCGGCACGAACGGACTGGAAGATCGTCGCGCTCGCTTCTATCAAGCCAAAACCGTACTGGTGTGAGGTTGATATGGGGATTGAAACAATCATTGGTCTTGCTGCGCTGGTTATGGCGGCTATTGCTGGAGCATTTGGCATTGGTCATTCACGCGGCACCAGCAAAGCGGAAGCGAAAGCCAACCAGCAGCGCACCGAAGATAACGCAGCGGCAACGGTCGCAGCAGCAGAACGCCGGGTAGAAGCAACGAAAGAGGCCAGCAATGTACAGCAGACTGTTAACCGCATGCCTGATGACGATGTTGATCGCGAGCTGCGTGACACGTGGAAGCGTCCCGGTGGTGGTTGATACCGCCTGTGACTGGGTAAAGCCAATATACCTGACTGATCACGACATTGATGTTCTGGACCGACAAACGAAGAAGGACATCTTGGCTCATAACAAATTACTTCAATCCAAATGCATACGTAATAAATGAGACACTGATCACAAAACGAGGAGGTGTGGCTAAACGATATAAAATCCATTAGCTTATGATATCTTTTTACTACCACAGCATGGATGTTTTTTATGGCCACGTATAAATATTACAATATTCAGATGCTTCCTCTGGTTAATAATAAAAAACCTATAGGTAAAAGAGGATATATTGCTTTATTTGAACATATTAGTAAGAAACTTGGTAATGTCTTATCTACTCAGGGGGATTTAAGAAGTATAGCGGTTCCACTGCGGAATGATTTCTTTTTCTGCCCGTACGAAATAAATATCCGAGAGGATATTGTTTATGGTAAGTTTCTGAAATTTGATAAGGTAGATGTTGTTAGGAAAACTATAAGTAGAGAACAGACATACGCAGCTGGGTTTGGCGAATCTAGCAAGATCTATGAGTACAGATTTGTTTTTGACCCTGTGCTGCATATCCTTGCAATTGAAGATAGTGCTTCTTTGCCTAGTGCCAGTGTGTTGTATGTTGTGTTTAAAGAGTTATTTAAGGAGTCTCGACGTGCACTTTATCGAACATATAGAATGACTGTTGATGAATTAACAGCGTCAGCAAGTTTAGATAAAGTAATTACAGAATCAAAAGGATATTATTCGTTTCGTTCGGAAATTACCTTTTCCAATTCTAATGATTTTTTAGATGGACTTGAGGAGTTGTTGGAGCATGTCGAAGCGGAAATGAAAGATAAAGGGATCGACAAAATAGAGCATAAAGAATCTGCTGATAAAGAATCAATAATGAGTGATGTAAGTACTAATGCTTTAGTTTATGCAGGTCTCTCATGCAAATTTGGTAATACTGAGATAACGTATAAAGATAAAGAAAATAAAAAGAAAGTATTTAAAATGGCAGATTATCCTGTAAGACTCCGGGTTAGTGAGTCAATGAAAAAAAGGGAGTCAATACTGGATTACTATTATGATATAAAAAATACTATTAATGAGGCGAATAATCAAGCTCGTGCGGGAAATGGCTTATTAAGAAAAATAAGAGAAGGTTAATCGAATGAAAGTTGGTAAACTGGAAGTAAATCAAGAGAAAGTTCTCAAGTGGGTAAAGTCCGTACCTTTCTTGGGAGCAGTTTTCTTAGTTGCCAACTTCTACGCTAACTCAGGCGTGTTATCAAAAAGAAAGAAAGTGGCAACTTTAACTGATTGGTTTAAAAGGATATTTTTTTCCATTATATTTACGCTAGTTTTTAGTATTGGGTTAGTAGTTTTCTTCAGGGATGGATTGTTCCACCCTAAATACAATCCGACAGGTCTTGATGCTTCATCTGTTGCGTTGTCTATATTTCCAAGCATTCTGGGATTTGGGATAGGGGTTTTTGTAGTTATATTTGCTTTGCCAAATCAATTTATGGAAAAAGTCAACTCTATAAAAGCGAAAGGGGGCAGCAAGACTTTCGGTGCATCTCTTATGGTTGTTGATATGGCTTATCCTCTAATGATCTATGCTGTAGTATTGTTAGGGGAGTTTTTAATTAAGCTTTTCCAAATCAGTTTCTTAACTCAAATTATAAGCGTTTTTCTTTTGCTGTATGGGATGTTGATGACTTTTGATTTAATAAGTCTGATATTTATGACCGCGTATACGCTCTTGGCTATACAAGCCTCCAAAACTCCTTAGATTGAGCTTGTACGTCAGCCATTAGCTCAATATGTATATTTGAAATTAATGCTGCGAGAAGAATTTTCATTATTACCGTTTAATTAATTAGCAAGCCACCGGCATGTCACGGTGGCTTTTTTTATGCACATCGCATACACATATTAGAAAGTCCTTTCCCCAATGAGCATGGACAAACCATTAACTCGCTATGATTTTTCTGTAGTAAAGGGTTACGTCTTAAATGAAAGTGATAACGGTTGTTGTTTGGGTCCTTTGCTGTATTCTAATATGTTACGGGGCGGCGACCTCGCAGGTTCTCGCTATTTATGAAAATTTTCATGATTTTGCCTTTACCGTTCTTCTTCTTGCTAAGTATCTGTCTTTGCTGGGTATAACCCGCCACAAGAAAGGAAGTGTTCAAGCCTGGTAGTAGTCATTTTACCCGGCATGGTTTCTTTACCCTGTGTTTCGCCTGGAGTTCGTCATGGAGGTCAATAAAAAACGCCTTTCAGAGATTTTTGGTGTCAGCATCCGCACGATCCAGAACTGGCAGGATCAGGGAATGCCAGTTGCGCGCGGTGGTGGAAAAGGTAATGAAGTGCTTTATGACTCTGCCGCCGTAATCGAATGGTATTCCGCCCGTGACGCCTCGATAGAAAACGAAAAGCTTCGCAAAGAGGTTGAACAGCTGAGAGTTGATTCAGAATCAGACCTTATGCCTGGCACAATTGATTATGAGCGCCATAGGCTTACCCGAGCCCAGGCTGATGCTCAGGAACTAAAAAATGCAAAAGAGTCCGCTGAGGTGGTGGAGACCGCATTCTGCACGTTCGTGCTGTCGCGGATAGCCGGAGAAATTGCCAGTATCCTTGATGGAATACCTCTGTCGGTTCAGCGGCGCTTTCCGGAACTGGAAAATCGACATATTGATTTCCTCAAGAAGGACATCATAAAAGCCATGAACAAAGCAGCTGCGCTGGATGAAATTATACCGGGGTTGCTGAGTGAATATATCGAACAGTCAGGTTAAGGGGCTACAGCACTCCGCGCGCTCGGGGCTCCGTTCGTTGTACCGGCCAGAACCGCAAACGGCGGTTGAGTGGGCAGACGAAAATTATTACCTTCCAAAAGAGTCTGCTTATCAGGAAGGGCGCTGGGAAACGCTGCCGTTTCAGCGTGCGATAATGAATGCGATGGGTAATGACTATATCCGCGAGGTCAATGTCGTTAAGTCTGCCCGAGTAGGCTATTCAAAAATGCTGCTCGGCGTGTATGCGTATTTCATCCAGCATAAACAGCGTAACTCGCTTATCTGGTTACCTACCGACGGTGATGCAGAAAACTTCATGAAATCCCATGTCGAACCGACAATCCGGGACATCCCCTCACTGCTGGCGCTGGCGCCCTGGTACGGTAAAAAGCACCGGGACAACACGTTGAGTATGAAACGTTTCTCGAATGGGCGAGGTTTCTGGTGCCTCGGTGGTAAAGCTGCAAAAAACTACCGTGAAAAATCTGTTGATGTGGCGGGTTATGACGAGCTGGCGGCATTTGATGATGATATCGAGAAAGAGGGCTCTCCAACGTTCCTGGGGGATAAACGTATTGAAGGGTCGGTCTGGCCTAAATCTATACGAGGATCCACACCCAAAATTAAAGGGACATGCCAGATTGAACGTGCCGCCAAGGAGTCGGAGCATTTCTTGCGCTTCTATGTTCCCTGCCCACACTGTGGTGAGGAGCAGTTCCTTAAATTTGGCGATAAAGAGACGCCATTCGGGTTCAAATGGACGCCGGGCGATCCTGCCAGCGTTATATATCTGTGTGAACACAATGCCTGCGTAATTAAACAGCAGGAGCTCGATTTTTCGCAGGCGCGGTACATCTGTGATGAAACCGGGATCTGGACGCGTGACGGACTTTGCTGGTTTTCATCATCGGGTACCGAAATTGATCCGCCTGACAGCGTAACCTTTCACGTCTGGACGGCCTATAGCCCCTTCACTACCTGGGTGCAAATCGTCAAGGACTGGATCAAGACCAAAGGCGACACGGGCAAGCGTAAGACGTTCGTCAACACAACGCTTGGTGAAACATGGGAGCCTAAAATTGGTGAGCGTCCTGATGCTGAGGTGATGGCCGAACGTATTGAGCACTTCGGTGCCAGGGTGCCGGGGCGCGTGGCCTACCTTACTGCCGGTATTGACTCCCAGCTTGACCGTTACGAAATGCGTGTCTGGGGCTGGGGGCCTGGCGAGGAAAGCTGGCTTATCGACAAAATTATAATTATGGGTCGCCATGATGATGAATCCACGCTTCTGAGGCTCGACGAGGCGATCAACAAAACCTATCCGAGGCCTAACGGCGTTGAGATGCTTATTTCCCGTATCTGCTGGGATATCGGCGGCATAGACCCAACGATTGTTTATAACCGCTCAAAAAAGCATGGTCTGTTTCGTGTCATCCCTGTTAAAGGCGCATCTGTTTACGGCAAGCCCGTGGCGAATATGCCTCGTAAGCGTAACAAGAACGGCGTTTATCTCACTGAGGTAGGAACAGACACCGCGAAAGAGCAGATTTATAACCGTTTCACGCTGGTAGCAGAAGGCGACGAACCGCTGGCGGGAGCGGTTCACTTCCCTAATAACCCTGAAATATATGATTTAGCTGAGGCTCAGCAGCTTACGGCTGAAGAGCAGGTTGAGAAGTGGGTAGACGGGAAGAAAAAAATCGTCTGGGATAGTAAAAAACGACGAAATGAGGCGCTTGACTGTTTTGTCTATGCCCTTGCAGCACTGCGGATAAGTATCTCCCGCTGGCAGCTTGATCTGGATTCTCTTCTGGCCAGCTTACTGGAAGAAGACACTGGCCGTAAAAATAACAAATCTCTGGCGGATTATGCCAGGGCATTAGCGGGAGATGAATAATGGCAACACAGGCTGAACTGGATGCCGCGCGCGCAGCGTTACATGATCTGATGATGGGAAAACGGGTTGCGACGGTACAGAAAGACGGTCGAAGGGTGGAATTTACGGCGACCTCAGTCAGCGATCTGAAAAAGTACATCGCCGATCTAGAGTTACAGGTCGGTACCACTTCACGACGCCGCGGGCCGGCAAGGTTCTACGCATGAAAATTCCTTCTTTAGTTGGCCCCGACGGGAAAACCTCCCTGAGGGAATATGCAGGCTATCACGCCGGTGGGGGCGGATTCGGTGGGCAGCTAAATGCCTGGAATCCCCAGAGTGAAAGTGCTGACGCCGCACTTCTGCCGAACTTCGCCCGGGGGAATGCCCGTGCTGATGATCTGGTCCGTAACAATGGTTATGCGGCAAACGCCGTTCAGCTTCACCAGGATCACATCGTCGGGTCTTTTTTCAGACTGAGTTACTGCCCGAGCTGGCGATATCTCGGCATTAAAGAAGAGGAAAGCCGAGCGTTTGCCAGGGAGGTGGAGGCCGCCTGGTATGAATATGCGGAGGATGACTTTTGCGGGATTGATGCCGAGCGCAAGCGAACCTTTACGATGATGATCCGTGAAGGTGTCGCGACGCACGCATTTAACGGAGAGCTGTGCGTCCAGCCCACCTGGGATAGTGATTCATCGCGACTTTTTCGCACGCAATTTAAAATGGTTAGTCCAAAACGCGTGAGTAATCCTGGTAATACAGGTGACACGCGTAACTGTCGCGCGGGCGTCAAAATCAGTGATAGTGGCGCAGCGCTGGGGTACTACGTCAGCGAAGATAGCTATCCAGGCTGGATTTCGCAAAAATGGACTTATATACCACGGGAGCTGCCGGGCGGAAGGCCGTCATTCATCCATATTTTTGAACCACTTGAGGATGGACAGACCCGCGGCGCAAACGTGTTTTACAGCGTGATGGAGCAGATGAAAATGCTCGACACACTGCAAAATACTCAGCTCCAGAGTGCAATTGTAAAAGCTATGTATGCGGCGACAATCGAGAGCGAGCTTGATACCGATACGGCAATGGACTTTATCCTTGGCGCGGACAGCAAGCAGCAAAATAAGCTGACGGGCTGGCTTGGCGAAATGGCAGCATACTACGCCGCAGCGCCTGTTCGCCTCGGTGGCGCAAAAGTGCCTCATCTTATGCCGGGCGACTCCCTGAACCTTCAGTCAGCACAGGATACCGATAACGGTTATTCCACCTTTGAACAATCACTCCTGCGCTATATTTCGGCCGGTCTTGGTGTTTCGTATGAGCAACTTTCCCGTAACTACTCTCAGATGAGCTATTCGACGGCGCGCGCCAGCGCCAATGAATCCTGGGCGTTCTTTATGGGGCGTCGCAAGTTTGTCGCGGCCCGGCAAGCCTGTCAGATGTTCGTCTGCTGGCTCGAAGAGGCGATTGCGCGCAGGGTTGTCACGCTCCCGTCCAAAGCCAGGTTTAGCTTCCAGGAGGCGAGAACCGCATGGGGTAACGCCAACTGGATTGGCTCGGGGCGCATGGCTATTGATGGGCTGAAGGAGGTGCAGGAGGCCGTGATGCTGATCGAGGCTGGTCTCAGCACATATGAGAAGGAGTGTGCCAAACGTGGAGATGACTATCAGGAAATATTTTCTCAGCAGGTACGTGAAACTATGGAGCGCCGGAGCGCGGGACTCAAACCTCCGGCATGGGCGGCAGCTGCATTTGAATCTGGGCTGAAAAAATCAAACGAGGAGGTAAAAGATGACGCCAGAGCTGCGTAATCTCCCGCATATTGCCAGCATGGCCTTCAATGAGCCGCTGATGCTTGAACCCGCCTACGCGCGGGTTTTCTTTTGCGCGCTGGCAGGCCAGCTGGGTATCACCCGACTGACTGATTCCGCTTCTGGCGTCTCGCTCGGCGCTGAACAAATTGCAGAGCCGCTGGCGCTGTTTGGCGATGACGAGGAAATGGGGCCCCGGCCAGCGCGGAGCTATCAGGTAACAAACGGGATCGCGGTGCTGCCCGTTTCCGGGACGCTGGTCAGCAAAACCCGGTCACTGCAGCCTTATTCCGGCATGACGGGTTATAACGGGGTCATTGCCCGACTGCAGCAGGCAATAAGCGATCCCGGCGTAGACGGTATTCTGCTGGATATGGACACGCCGGGCGGGATGGTGTCCGGAGCTTTCGACTGTGCCGACATTATTGCCCGGATGCGGGATATCAAGCCCGTCTGGGCGCTGGCAAATGATATGAACTGCAGCGCAGGGCAGCTAATTGCCAGTTCTGCATCGCGACGGCTTGTCACGCAAACGGCCAGAACCGGCTCCATCGGCGTCATGATGGCGCACAGTAATTATGGCGCTGCGCTGAAAACTAACGGCGTTGAGGTCACGCTGATTTACAGCGGCGATCATAAAGTCGACGGCAATCCCTACGAAAAACTACCAAAGGACGTTCGCGCTGATTTTCAGACGCGTATCGATGCCACTCGTCAGATGTTTGCCGAAAAGGTATCCGCTTATACCGGCATGTCAGTGCAGGCCGTACTGGACACCGAAGCGGCCGTCTTCTCCGGCCAAGAGTCCGTGGATAACGGTCTGGCGGATGAACTTGTTAACAATACCGACGCGATCAGCGTAATGCGTGAAGCACTCGACAGACGCAAAAAAACAACCACTGGAGGAACTATGCCATCACCTTCTGCATCTGCAGCGCCCAATCAGCCTGCTGACCAGACAGCAACACAGACGACTGCACCGGCTGAGCAGGTCACCACCGTTGACACAACAACTGCTGCCTTAACGGCCCCGGCAGACCTCAGCGCACAGGTATCGGCAGCCGTAGCCGCCGAGAATGGTCGCATCATGGGAATTCTGAACTGCGAAGAGGCAAAAGGTCGCGAATTACAGGCCCGTGCGCTGGCTGAAACGCCGGGCATGACGGTCGAGAGTGCACAGCGCATTCTGGCCGCGGCGCCGCAAAGCGCCCAGGCGCGTACCGATACGGCGCTGGATCGCCTGATGGAAACCGCACCAGGTGCTCTTTCAGCAGGGAATGCCTCTGCTGAAGCCGGCGACGATTTGTTAAACACCCCCGTTTAAGAGGCTAACATGGCAATCACCGAAGTATTTACTCATCACCAGCCGCTCGGTAACAGCGATCCGGCACACACCGCGTATGCACCGGGCGAACTGACAGCATCCACTCCGGCAATGACCCCGCTCATGCTCGATGCTACGTCCGGCAAGCTAACCGTCTGGGACGGCGAGCATGCAGGTGCATCAACCGGCATTCTGGCGGTTACCGCTGACCAGAACAGTGCTGAACTGGCATTCTATAAATCCGGTTCTTTCCGCATCGAAGATGTGCTCTGGCCATCTGCCGTTACCGACGAAAATATCAAGCGTAACGCGTTCGCCGGTACGGCGATAAGCATCGTTTAATCACCCTCAACTTTCATAAAAGCCGCATATGCGGCTTTTTTTACGGGAAAATTCTATGTCAGTTTACACAACAGCCCAGCTTCTGGCGGTCAATGAGAAGAAATTCAAGTTCGATCCGCTCTTCCTGCGCATCTTTTTCCGCGAAACCTATCCCTTCAGTACAGAGAAGGTTTACCTGTCGCAAATTCCTGGTCTGGTCAACATGGCGCTGTACGTTTCGCCGATTGTCTCCGGCAAAGTGATCCGCTCCCGTGGCGGCAGCACATCTGAATTCACCCCGGGTTATGTGAAGCCGAAACACGAAGTCAACCCACTGATGACCCTTCGCCGTCTGCCTGATGAGGACCCTCAGAATCTCGCTGACCCGGTCTATCGCCGTCGCCGCATTATCCTCCAGAACATGAAGGATGAAGAGCTTGCTATTGCGCAGGTCGAAGAGAAACAGGCTGTTTCGGCGGTGCTCAGCGGTAAATACACCATGACCGGGGAAGCCTTTGAACCTGTTGAAGTGGATATGGGCCGCAGTGCTGGTAACAACATTGTCCAGGTCGGTGCGGCTGCATGGTCCTCCCGCGACAAAGAAACGTATGACCCGACCGATGACATTGAAGCCTACGCGCTCAACGCCAGCGGTGTGGTCAACATCATTGTGTTCGATCCAAAGGGCTGGGCGTTGTTCCGTTCCTTCAAGGCTGTAGAGAAGAAACTGGACACTCGTCGAGGCTCTAACTCTGAGCTGGAAACCGCCGTGAAAGACCTTGGTATGGCTGTTTCATACAAGGGTATGTATGGCGATGTGGCTATCGTGGTGTACTCCGGCCAGTACGTCGAAAATGATGTCAAAAAGAACTATCTGCCGGATCTGACGATGGTTCTGGGTAATACACAGGCCCGTGGCCTCCGTACCTATGGCTGCATTCTTGATGCTGATGCCCAGCGCGAAGGTATCAATGCCTCGACACGCTACCCGAAAAACTGGGTGCAGTCGGGCGATCCGGCGCGTGAATTCACTATGATTCAGTCAGCTCCGCTGATGCTGCTGCCGGACCCTGACGCATTCGTGTCCGTCAAGCTGGCATAACTTCCCCCTGTGGCCCTGTCGGGCCACCTTTCTGGAGTATTTCCCATGACAGAAAAAGAAAAGCTGATTGCTCGGCTGAATGAACTTGGTACCCAGCTTAACCGCGAAGTAAGCACCAGCGGCACCATTCAGGAACTCACTATGCGTATTGCTGAGCTTGAAGAGGAGTTGGACGGAGACGCCATCTCGGTTGACGGCGAAAGCGACGGGCAGAATGCTGCCGACAGCACCGACAGCGATGTTGCGGATGCGGAAAAAGTAAAAGCGGAAGCGGGCACAAAGGGTGACCGGGTATCAGTAGAAACGCTGGCTACCCTGCATGTTGAGGCACTTCATGCCACGCGTAACGAATCGGTATCCATCGTTGAGCCCGGTGTGATTATCCGCGTATCCGAACAGGATGCAGACGAGCTGATCTCAAAGGGGCTGGCTCGCGAAGTCTGAAGGAGGCCGCATGGCTGATTTCGATAATCTCTTTGACGAGGCCATGTCGCGAGCAGATGGTGCTATCCGTGGTGTGATGGGTACAGAGGCAAAGGTGATGTCAGGCACTTTGTCAGGTGCCACCCTTGTCGGTGTATTCGATGATCCAGAAAACATCGCGTATGCCGGTGCCGGGATTCGCGTTGAAGGTACCAGCCCGACGCTGTTTGTTAAAACCTCCACTGTCAGCCAGCTGCAGCGTATGGACACACTGACGATTAACGGGCGGCAATTCTGGGTTGATCGTGTTGGTCCTGATGATTGTGGATCATGTCACATCTGGCTGGGTAACGGCTCTCCGCCAGCTTCTTCGCGCCGCCGTTAAGGAGTGTCTATGTCAATAAAAGGCCTTGAACAGGCGATAGAAAACCTTAACAGCATCAGCAAAACGGCTGTCCCGCGTGCGTCGGCGCAGGCTGTTAACCGCGTGGCAAACCGGGCCGTCAGTCGCAGCGTGGCGGTCGTATCAAAAGATACGCGCGTACCACGAAAACTGGTAAAGCAACGCGCCAGGGTGAAGCGTGCGACGGTCAATAAACCTCGCGCGCTTATCCGTGTAAACCGGGGCAATTTACCGGCCATTAAACTCGGTACCGCAAGCGTGCGACTTTCCCGCAGAAAACGGGATAAGAGAGGGGCCAACAGCGTTCTGCGTATAGGGCCGTTCCGTTTTCCGGGCGGTTTTATCCAGCAACTTAAAAATGGCCGCTGGCATGTCATGAGGCGTACGTCAAAACCTCGTTACCCCATTGAAGTGGTCAGCATCCCGCTGGCAGCTCCATTAACTACGGCGTTTAAAGAAGAACTGCCAAAGCTCATGGAGTCAGATATGCCCAAAGAACTCCGGGCATCCCTTACCAACCAACTCAGGTTAATTCTGACACGATGAAACACAGCGATATTCGCAAGGTGATTATTGACGCGCTGGAGAGAGCGATTGGTACTGACGCCATTTATTTTGACGGCAGACCTGCAGTGCTCGAAGAGGGTGATTTTCCCGCTGTTGCCGTTTACCTGACCGATGCGGAATACACAGGGGAAGAACTGGACGCCGACACCTGGCAGGCCATTCTGCATATCGAAGTCTTTCTTGAGGCTCAGGTACCTGATTCTGAGCTGGATGACTGGATGGAGACGCTAGTTTATCCGGTTCTCGCAGATGTTCCGGGGCTTGAATCCCTTATCACCACAATGGTTCAGCAGGGCTATGACTACCAGCGCGATGACGATATGGCGCTGTGGAGTTCTGCCGACCTGAAATATTCCATTACTTACGACATGTGAGGACCCTATGGCCACACCAAACCCGCTGGCACCAACAAAAGGTGCTGGTACCACCCTCTGGGTTTACACCGGAACCGGTGATCCATACGCCAATCCGCTTTCAGACGTTGACTGGCTGCGTCTGGCAAAGATTAAAGACCTGCAGCCCGGTGAACTGACCGCCGAATCTGAGGATGACACCTACATCGATGATGAGAATGCCGACTGGACATCAACGATGCAGGGGCAGAAATCAGCCGGTGAAACCAACCTGACGCTTGCGTGGATGCCGGGAGATTCCGGCCAGCAGGACCTGGTGAACTGGTTCGATGGGGGCGCCGTGAGGGGATATAAAATCAAATACCCAAATGGTGTCGTCGATGTGTTTAAGGGCTGGGTGAGTAGCCTCGGTAAAACTATTACGTCCAAAGAGGTTATGACCCGCACGGCCAAAATCACCAACAACGGCAAACCATCACTGGCAGAGGACAGCGGTACCGCGCCGATTGCCGTTACGGGGATTAGCCTGGATAAATCCACGGCGGCCGTGGCGGTAGCGGCTACGACGCAACTGGTGGTTTCTGTCCTGCCGGCAAGTGCTTCAGATAAGTCTTTCCGCGTAGCCAGCTCTGATCCATCAAAAGCAACGGTCACCGTCAGCGGTAATACCCTGACTGTCACCGGAGTGGCAGCAGGCACCGTCGAAATCATCGTCATGAGCAATGACGGTAACTTTGTAACGATCTGCAAAGTTACTGTTTCCTGATAACCGGGGCGCGAGCCCCGTTCCCCCGGAGTAATTATGTTTCTAAAGAGCGAACAGCTTGAAAGCAACGGTAGCAGCGTCACATTGTTCCAGCTGTCAGCGCTGCAGCGTATTGAACACCTCGAATACCTGAAGCAGCTGGAAGCGGTTGAAGTGGGCGATTTTCAGGAGGCCATTACTTTTACTGTGAAGAGTGGAGCGTATCTCGTCGCAATGTCGCTCTGGCATGGTCACCCATTGAAAGGCTCACTGGGAGAAAACGCAGCGGAAGTGGCAAAGATTCAGGAGGAGGTCATGCAGACATGGCCGACCGAGCTGGTTGCCGAAGCGGAATATAAGGTGAAACTCCTGTCCGGGATGATTGCATCGGTAACTGATGACCAAGCAGCATCCGGCGAAGAAGGTAATGAACCCGCTGAAACCGCTGAACCCGTTACTGCGGAAAAGTCCTCGCCAGTGAGCTGAAATTTGCCATGAAACTGGCGCGTGAGTTCGGTCGCCCGGACTGGCGTGCCATGCTTGCTGGCATGTCCTCAACGGAGTACGGCGACTGGAAAATCTTCTACCAGGACAATTACTTTCATGATGCGCAGCTGGACGCTCACTTCTCCGGCTTGCTCTACACCATCTCAACCCTGTTTTTTGCCGATCCGGAGCTAACCCCGGACAGTTTCAGCATTCTTACTACTGCACCGGAACCCATCGACATTGATGAACCGGATGACAATACGCTGATGGCGAAGGCTGCAGGTATTTCAGGAGGCGTGCGCTATGGCCCAGACGGCAGTCGGTGATCTGGTCGTTAACCTTGACGTTAACTCAACGAAATTCAGCGAGCAGCTCAACTACGTCAAAAAAGAATTAAAACAGACCGGCAGTGCGGCAAACGACGAAGCGTTACGTATCCAGCAGTCCTTCAGCCGACAGGAGAACGCCGCGCGTAAGGCCGGTATTTCAGTGGGTCAGTATAACGCCGCAATGCGTATGCTCCCGGCGCAGTTTACCGATGTGGCCACGCAGCTGGCAGGTGGGCAGAATCCCTGGCTGATTCTGCTTCAGCAGGGCGGTCAGGTTAAGGACTCCTTTGGCGGGATCATTCCGACATTCCGGGCGTTGATTGGGACGGTTTCCCCGTTGATGGTCGGCATTGGTGCATTGTCCGTTGCAACGGGCGCGTTGTTCTATGCCTGGTACCAGGGCTCTTCCACCCTGTCTGATTTCAACAAAACGCTGGTACTGTCGGGGAGCACGGCCGGACTGACTGCTGACCGCATGCTGGCGCTGGCGCGGAACGGGCAGGCTGCAGGACTGACATTCAATCAGACCAGCGAAGCCCTGACCGAGCTTATCAACGCGGGTGTGCGTGCTGGCTCGCGGTTTGATGAAATGAGCCAGGCGGTGGCGAGGTTTACTGACGCTTCCGGCGTGCCGGTGGAAAAGGTCGCTGCAGCCTACGGCAAGCTCGCAACAGACCCGACATCGGGCCTGATCGCGATGGCCCAGCAGTTCCATAACGTTACCGCTGAACAGATTGCCCATGTGGCGCAGCTGCAGCGTGCCGGTGATGAGGCTGGCGCACTGCAGGCGGCTAACGAGGCTGCAACAGCCGGATTCAACGACCAGACAAAAGCCATCCGCGACAATATGGGGACGATTGAATCTTCAGCGGACTCCCTGAAGCGCGCCTTCAAGTCGATGTGGGATGCGGCTCTGGATATTGGGCGACCTGACACCGCGCAGGAGATGGTGGCAAAAGCCGAAGTCGCGTTCAAAAAAGCCGATGAAATCTGGAACCTGCGTAAAGGTGACCGATATGTCAATGATGAGGCTCGCGCCCGATTCTGGAATGACCGCGAAACAGCCAGGCTGGCGCTGGATATGGCGCAGCAGCAGGCGGGAATAGCCAGGGCTAATGAAGAGAATGCATCGCGCGAAGCGGCTGCGGAATCGGATCGCCAGAAGTATGCTGCACAGGCACAGGCAAACTATGCCAAAACGCAGACGGCACTTGAGAAATACACGGCCAGGCAGAGCGAGCTTAACAAGGCGCTGAAAGAGGGGCGGATCCTCCAGGCTGACTACAACATCAACCTGGCTGCCGCGAAAAAAGAGTACGAAGACACCCTCAAAAAACCAAAGAAAACCCCTTCCGTGCGTACACCTGCAGGAGCCCGTGCCACCGATACGGCCAGCGCCCAGACGCTGGAGCTGCAGGCACAGTTGCGCAACCTGCAGGAGCATAAAAGCATCAATGACACCATCAGCCAGCAGCGTCAGGAGCTGTGGCGTCAACAGTCCCGGTTTACGGTTCTGGAAGAAGCCGCGAAGACCCGGACGCTTTCTGCCGAGGAAAAATCCCTGCTGGCCAGTAAAAGCGAGGTGCTTTCCCGTGCAGAGCTGAACGCGAAGCTTGGCGATCAGATAGTGGCACAGGAGCAGCTTAACCGCCTGCAGGATACGTCCCAAAAATACGTCACGCAGATCGGCGAGAAAACCCGGGCCCTTGCGGAAAGTGCTGGTATGAGCAGTCGTGCAGCACAACGCCGCAATGAGGAGGCCCAGCTTCTTCAGGGCTGGAAAAATGGTGGCGGTTCGGAGAGCGACGCTGGTTATCAGAATGAGCTGCAGGCGCTGCAGGCGTATTACGCCGAGCAGGATAAGCTGCGGGACGACTGGCAATCCGGGGCCAAATCCGCATGGGCAGATTATGTTGATTCTGCTTCAGATGCTTATGGCCAGATGAAGTCGGTTGCCACCAGTACGTTTGATGGCATCGGGCAGAATATGGCAGACATGCTGACGCGCGGAAAGGCTGACTGGGCTGACTTCACGCGCTCCACGCTCTCCATGCTGACGCAAATTCTGATGAAGCAGGCAATGACCGGACTGGTAGATTCTGCCTCCACGGCGCAGGGGTTTGCAGGTGGGGGATTCACCGGTTCAGGCGGGAAATATGAACCTGCAGGTGTCGTTCACCGTGGTGAATTTGTTTTCACCAAAGAGGCTACCAGCCGGATCGGTGTCGGCAATCTTTACCGGATGATGAAAGGGTATGCCACGGGTGGGTATGTCGGGGGCGGTGGTACAGGTCCAGCTGCAGCACCTTTCGGTGTCAGTGTATATGCCCCGGTGACGGTCGAAAATGCTTCCGGTAACGCACAGCAGCAAAACGACGGAGACAGGCTGGGTAAAGCGTATCAGCAGGTGATTAACAAATCAGTCAATGAGGGTATCGCCAGGGCAATCCAGCCCGGTGGGCTTATCTGGAATGCGAACAATCGCAGGTAACAGTTATGACGATAGAAACATTCCCCTGGGGTATTAAGGTTTCCAGCCAGCCCACTGAGGGAAGCAAAGACATAGTCAGGAAGGTCCAGTTCGGCGACGGGTACGCACAGGTGAGCGGTTCTGGCCTGAATGATGAGATTCGCACCTATGAATATTCCTTTTCAGGGGATCCGACTACAGCGAATGAAATTCATGCCTTCCTTCGGCGGCATAAAGTGAAGTCGTTTATTTTCACTCCGCCTTTCGGCGATACCGCGCTGTGGCGTGTCGAGGCTGACACCCTCAAAAAGGTGGTTAAAAACGTAAAAGTGATAACCGTAACCGCAACGTTTGAACAGGCATTTGCACCATGAGCCTTAATGCTGATTATCAAAAACTTGAGCCGGGCAATGAAGTCCGGCTTTTTTCTGTCGATGGCACGGCGTTCGGGATGTCAGATGTGCTTTTGTTCCACGCTCATAACATCGCACATACCCTTGAAGAGATTGAAGCCGCAGGCGGGGATGAGAATAAACTGCCGGCGAAGTCCATCTGGTGGCAGGGCCAGGAGTATAAAGCCTGGCCGTGCGAAGTTGAGGGTTTTGAGGCGACCACGGACGGTACCAGCCCACAGCCAAAAATGAGAGTGGCCAACCTTGACGGCTCAATCTCAGCGCTCTGTCTGGCGTATGACGATTTGCTGCAGGCGAAAGTCAGTATTCATGACACTCTGGCTCAGTACCTGGATGCCAGGAACTTTCCGCAGGGAAATCCCACTGCTGATCCGTCACAGGAAAAGCTGAAGGTCTTTTATATCGATGCCAGAAGCACCGAGACGAATGAAGTGGTGGAGTTTATTCTTTCCAGCCCGATGGATCTACAGGGCCGGATGATACCGACCCGACAGCTGCATTCGCTCTGTTCCTGGTGCATCCGGAACAAGTACCGCACCGGCGACGGCTGCGACTATGCCGGAACGCGCTATTTCGACAAACACAATAATCCGGTTGACGATCCTTCGCGGGATGAATGCAATGGCACGCTGACGGCCTGCAAACTCCGGCATGGAGACAGCAGCGAGCTGCCGTTCGGCGGCTTCCCCGGTACATCCCTTATCAGGAGCTGATATGCGTCAGAAAACCATTGATGCCATCATGGCGCATGCCGCTGCGGAATACCCGCGAGAGTGCTGCGGCGTGGTGGCACAGAAAAGCCGTGTTGAGCGTTATTTCCCCTGCCGCAACCTTTCTGCAGAGCCGACAGAACATTTTCACCTTTCTCCCGAAGACTACGCAGCTGCCGAAGACTGGGGGACGGTGGTAGCCATTGTTCACAGCCACCCTGACGCGACGACGCAGGCCAGCGAGTTGGATAAGGCGCAATGTGATGCAACGCTGCTGCCCTGGCATATTGTGAGCTGGCCGGAGGGGGATTTACGCACTATTCAGCCGCGCGGGGAACTGCCGCTACTGGAGCGCCCGTTCGTGCTTGGCCACTTCGATTGCTGGGGCCTGGTAATGAGCTATTTCCGGCAGACCCACGGCATCGAGCTCCATGATTACCGCGTCGATTATCCCTGGTGGGAGAACAGCTACCCGGACAACTTCTATCAGGACTGCTGGTACGAGTGCGGATTCAGGGAGTTTGACGGCCCGCCTCAGGAAGGGGATCTGGTCATCATGCAGGTGCAGGCTGATAAATGGAATCACGCCGGGATTTTGCTGGAGGGTAACATGCTGCTACATCATTTGTTCGGGCATCTGAGCCTGCGTGTGCCGTATGGTGGCTACTGGCAGGAAAGGACAATGAAAGTTCTTCGTTATAAGTCTCTATGCTAATCTTTAGACAATTTCTAAGGAGCGAGCATATGAATAAAATGTTATTGGGGACTTTGATTATTTTCCTGTCTGGATGTGCTACTACAGTAGTTCCGCCAAGTGCAGCATTATCTGCGCCTTCAGAGCGTATTTATAAGTTCCAACCAGAAGTAAAAAATGGCGGGAAATTAATTGTTGTGCGTGACCAAGGAATGGTTGGTGGTGGGTGTTATGCAACTATTTATATTAACGGCGAACGCGTTGCTAAATTAGATACTAAAGAAAAAGTAAATTTCAACCTGCCAGAAGGCGAGTGGGCTGTTGGCGCAAATCTTGAAGGTAAAGGCCTTTGCAGTTACTCAGGACAAAGGCAAGAAAGATTCATGACCATCAAGACTAACGAAACAAAAGCTGTGCGAGTATTTACTGACGGTGATGGAAATATGGATATAAGGCCAACCACTCTCAATTGAAAACACCCGCTTCGGCGGGTTTTTATTATGGTGCATTCTATGGGTGAAGTTCTTACTGAAATTGAACTTGGTGGCATTTTAGGTAAAACCTTCGGTAAAAGTCATCGACGCTTAATTACCAAAGTAGAGGAAGCGGCTAAATCATTAGCAGCTACAATTGATGGCTTCGAAAAATTCATGATTACGAGTAAACGCAGAGGCCTAACGTATGCAGTGTTCAAAGGGAAAAAGAATATTGGTATAGATGACCTTGGGTTTCCCGTAACAGGGGAGGTCATCCGCATTGTTCCGGTAGTCATTGGCAGTAAAAAAGCAGGTGTACTGCAAACTATCCTGGGTGCTGTACTGATCGTTGTTGGTGTGGCGATCGGTTATTTCTCTGGCGGTACGTTATCCGCTGCTGGATATGCTGCCGCTAAATTTGGTGCCGCGATGATGATTGGCGGGGTGGTGCAAATGCTTTCCCCTCAACCAGCGGGTCTGGCCAGCAAACAAAGCTCAGATAACCGCGCCTCCTACGCGTTTGGAGGTGTCACAAACACCGCTGCGCAGGGCTACCCGGTACCACTCCTTTATGGTCGCCGGCGAATCGGCGGCGCGATTATTTCTGCCGGGATATATGTCGAAGATCAGCAGTAAATAAAACCTTCTTTCAGGCCACCTCAGGGTGGTTTTTTTATGGGCACAATATGGCTACTTCTAGTCAGATTAGAGGCCGCAAGGGCGGCAGTTCCAGCTCCCGCACCCCTACCGAACAGCCAGATGATCTCCAGTCCGTAGCGAAGGCCAAGATTCTTGTTGCGCTGGGAGAGGGGGAATTTGCGGGGCAGTTAACGGCTAAAGATATCTATCTTGACGGCACGCCACTGGAGAACGCAGACGGATCGCAAAACTTCAGTGGCGTGGCATGGGAGTTCCGGCCGGGGACTCAGGCTCAAAAGTATATTCAGGGCATCCCCGGTACCGAGAATGAAATCAGCGTAGGTACCGAAGTTTCAAGCACTACGGCTTGGACGCATACTTTTACCAACACCCAGCTGTCAGCCATTCGTCTGCGCCTCAAATGGCCATCACTGTTTAAACAGGAGGACGACGGCGATCTGGTCGGCTATTCGATTAATTACGCTATCGATCTGCAGACAGATGGCGGTACCTGGCAGACCGTGCTTAATACCAGCGTCACCGGGAAAACCACATCAGGCTACGAACGCAGCCACCGTATCGACTTACCGCAGGCGGGAAGCACCTGGACGGTACGCCTTCGCAAGCTCACCGCGGATGCGAACAGTGCGAAAATTGGCGACACGATGACGCTGCAGAGCTACACGGAGGTAATCGATGCCAAACTGCGCTATCCAAACACCGCGCTGCTGTACATTGAATTCGATTCAAGCCAGTTTAACGGCTCCATCCCGCAAATTTCCTGTGAACCCCGCGGGCGTGTTATCCGCGTGCCGGATACTTATGATCCGGAAACCCGGACCTATAGCGGTACCTGGACGGGGGCGTTTAAGTGGGCATGGACGGACAATCCGGCGTGGATTTTTTACGATCTGGTGGTGAGCGACCGTTTTGGACTTGGCGACCGCCTGACGGCGGCAAATATTGATAAATGGACGCTTTACCAGGTCGCACAATATTGCGATCAACTGGTTCCGGATGGTAAAGGCGGTAGCGGTACCGAGCCTCGCTATACGTGTAACGTGTACGTGCAGGAGAGGAATGACGCGTATACCGTCTTGCGTGATTTTGCGGCGATATTCCGTGGCATGACGTACTGGGGCGGCGATCAAATCGTTGCGCTGGCAGATATGCCCCGCGATGTGGATTACAGCTACACCCGCGCTAATGTGGTTGACGGCCGCTTTACCTATTCTGGCAGCACCACTAAAAACCGCTATACCACCGCGCTGGTTTCCTGGTCAGATCCGGGTAATGCTTACGCAGATGCGATGGAGCCGGTTTTTGAACAGGAGCTCGTCGCTCGCTTTGGCACAAACCAGCTCGAAATGACAGCCATTGGCTGCACCCGGCAGTCTGAGGCAAACCGTAAGGGGCGCTGGGGGATTCAGACCAATAACAAGGATCGCATCGTATCGTTTGATGTTGGTCTGGACGGCAACATTCCACAACCTGGTTATATTATCGCGGTTGCCGATGAGTTGTTATCCGGAAAGGTGATGGGAGGGCGTATCAGCGCGGTTAATGGTCGCGTTATCACGCTTGATCGTGATTCCGCTGCTGTTGCCGGAAGCCGTCTTATGGTTAACCTGCCGTCTGGCGCATCGCAGAGCAGGACGATACAGAGTGTTAACGGCAGGTCTGTAACGGTTACCACAGCATACAGCGAAACGCCGGAAGTGGAATCGGTGTGGATTGTCGAATCCGACGAGCTTTATGCGCAGCAATATCGCGTTATCAGTGTTGCTGATAATAATGATGGCACGTTATCGATTTCGGGTGTTTTTCACGATCCGGATAAGTATGCCCGTATTGATACCGGCGTAATCATCGACCAGCGGCCAATAAGCGTTATTCCTCCAGGTAACCAGTCTGCGCCAGCCAACATTGTGATCAGCTCGTTTTCGGTGGTTCAGCAGAATGTCAGTGTTGAGACCATGCGCGTCAGCTGGGACCAAGCGAAGAACGCAATCGCCTATGAGGCACAGTGGCGTCGTAATGACGGGAACTGGGTGAATGTGCCGCGCAGTTCCACCACGTCATTCGACGTCCCGGGGATTTATGCCGGGCGCTACCTGGTGCGCGTGCGCGCCATCAATGCTGCCGAAATTTCGTCAGGCTGGGGCTATTCAGAAGAGAAAACGCTGACGGGTAAAGTGGGCAATCCACCGAAGCCGGTTGGCTTCATCGCTTCTGAAAGCGTGGTATTCGGTATCGAGCTCAACTGGGGATTCCCGGCGAATACCGACGACACGCTGAAGACGGAAATTCAGTACAGCCTCACCGGGACCGAAAAAGATGCGATGCTGCTGGCCGATGTGCCTTACCCGCAGCGCAAATATCAGCAGATGGGCCTTAAGGCTGGGCAGATTTTCTGGTACCGCGCGCAGCTGGTGGACCGCAGCGGCAACGAATCAGGATACACAGAATGGGTGCGAGGACAGGCCAGCATCGATGTTTCCGACATCACCGATGTGATCCTGGAGGAAATTAAAGACTCCGACACATTCAAAGACCTGATCGAGAACGCGGTGGACAGCAACGAAAAAGTTGCAGGCATGGTGGATGAAATCAAAAAGCACGCCGACGAGCTCGAGCAGCAGGCGAAAGACATCCAGGAGAACGCTGACGGGCTGGCGCAGGCCGAAGTGAAGATAGACGAGATTTCTGTTTCGATGGACGGCATGACAGGAGGCGTGAAGAACTCGGCAATTGCGATAATCCAGGCCAATCTCGCCCAGGTGGCCACGCGTAAAACCCTGTCGGCATCGGTTGCCGGTAACAGCGCGCAGCTGGACCGCATTGATGAGGTGATCGTCACTGACAGGGAGGCAACGGCACGCGCATTGCTGAGCCTGCAGACGAACTTCAACGGTAATACGGCATCCATCAACAGTCTGAGCCAGACGGTTTCGAATTATCAGCAGGCCACGGCGACGCAGATAAACGCCATTACTGCGACCATAAACGGTAATACGGCGGCGATAACAACCAACGCCCAAGCCATTGCGAACGTAAACGGCCAACTCAGCGCGATGTACAACATCAAGGTTGGGGTAACGAGTAATGGCCAGTATTACGCTGCAGGAATGGGGATCGGGGTGGAGAATACGCCATCAGGGATGCAGTCGCAGGTTATCTTCCTGGCCGACCGTTTTGCCGTGACTACTGCAGCCGGTAACAGCGTGGCTTTGCCGTTCGTGATCCAGAACGGGCAGACATTCATCCGGGCCAGCTTCATTCAGGACGGTACCATTGAGAACGCCAAAATCGGCAACTTTATTCAGTCCAATAACTATGTGGCTGGCTCTGTAGGCTGGAAGCTTGATAAAGGGGGAACGTTTGAAATTAACGGTGTGGGTGGCGGCGGCAGGATGTTGATATCCAGCACGCTCATTCAAATCTACGACAGCAACAACGTGCTGCGTGTCAGAATGGGGTTATGGTAATGCCACAGGGGTTGCAATGCTGGGACGGAGCAGGGCGTATTTCCGTTGATTTAAGTGATTATGCTATCCGCTATATTGGAAGCACAACAGTAACATTTGCTGCCGGGGAAACGGCGAAAGACGTTTCATTTTCAGGTATAACCCAGGATGGTTCATTTATATCAATTGTAACAACTGACGTAACTGCAAATGAATATTACTGCCGCGCTTTTAATGGCGGCTTCACTGCATTCTATTTGCCTATCACCGGTAGTCCTGCATTCACTTTTACAGTTGAGGTTTATAACTTTCAATGAGCGGATTCGAAGTTTACAACAGTGCCGGGAAGTTGCTCGTCGATTCGCAAAACAGGTCCACCCTTTTTTATGATCAGCGTTCTCTGGGGGCTGTGACTGAAAAAGGGTTTTACCGTGTAGACAGCCCGTTTGGTGACGGAAGCACGCTGGGATTTACCCAACAACAATTCTGGAATGACGGGAATTTGCGCTGGCTTCAACTGGATGCAAATAAGTATGGTTTACCCGGCGCCGATCTTCTTGAAGATAATGCAGGGAGGATGATACGCACGACGCGAAATATTGGAATGCAGAGCGGTTACCTTGATGTATTCGACGCTGGTGGAAACCTTATCTGGAGCGCTGCATCAGCATCGAAAATGCCCAGGGTCGTTGGTTTTTTTGATGTGCCAGCGAGTTATGATCTGCAGAACAATACCTTTACGATAAACCTCGGCTTTAATCCGTGGATTCTGATTAACAACTGTCCGGGAAATCTAAGTGATGATGGCGGGGCGACGGGTTACTCAGGGATCGCTTTAAGGTGGACTGGCTCACAGCTGCAGGGCAGGTATATATCCAAAAACCAGCGCAACTGGAGCCAGATACTACTGGGACGAGGGTTACGAATTCCCATCGCTCAGTTTGTCGGAATTTGATACTGGCGGGACGCGGGGGTATTGAGTAGCGATCATGTCTTGCTTTACACCCTTTGCAGGTTCGAATCGGTATACAACATCAAGCGTATCCGTTTTCTTATAACAGATGTTGCTGAGCCGCTTATTTATATGTCGGCTGAAAATTCCATTGCTGCTATCTGAAATTACGTTAACTTCCCTCGTAGCGCAGTCGATATTTACGTGAATATCTCCCCCAAGAGATATGCGCGCCGCATCCACCGGGTAATCCATTTTGAAGGCATAGTCTCTGTCTTTATTGGCACAGCCAGCCGCCAGCAAAAGTGCCACGGCAAATAATCGTTTCATTTCTACATTCCTGTATCTGCGGGAATATCCATTTTATTAGAGTTTAAAAAATAGTCAGATTGATATGAGCGATCAATTTTACAAGATTGATCGTTTCAAGCGATCGTTATTATCGTGAGGTAGTTCATGCTTTATAACAATGGCACTATCGCTATTAACGGAAATACCGCAACCGGCACTGGCACAAACTGGACGGCACCGGCCAGCCAGGTTCGCGCTGGCCAGACGATTATCGTCATGTCTAACCCGGTTCAGATGTTCCAGATTTCATCTGTGAACAGCGCCACGTCAATGACGGTTACGCCTGCTGCTTCCCCAGCGCTGAGCGGCCAGAAGTATGGAATACTGGTGTCCGACAACATCTCTGTCGACGGACTGGCACAGGCGATGTCGCAGCTTATCAAAGAGTATGACGAGAACATCGGCGCGTGGGAGATGTTTGCCACTACCTCAGCCAACCAGAACATAACCGTTACGATCAACGGCACCTCCGTAACTATCCCAGGCATCGGCAAACTGGCTCAGAAAGGTACCAATGGTACTCTCCCGATTGACCAGGGCGGTACCGGGGCAACAACGGCAGAAGGCAGTCGCACAAACCTCGGTTTAGGAGACAGCGCCACCAGGAACGTCGGAACGGCGGAGGGAACGGTTGCTGCAGGGGATGATTCGCGTCTTAAAACAATAGAAGGTAAAACAGGTGGGACTGTTACTGGCGGCGTTGTTGCATCTGCAGGAAACATAGTGGGCGTAGCTTCAGGATCTGGCGGTAATAAGGCTATTACTTTAGGTAACGTTGGTTCAGACGGTCCGGCTGAAAATTATGTTAACTGGCTTTCTGGTAACTACTATTCTGGCACATGGAGGCTTGGCGCTGTACGTGGGTCAGGACCCGATTTAGCCCGTGTACAAATGAACATCTATGATGGTGTAAGTACCAATGCTGATTTCCGCTGGTACCCATACGGAGCGTTTCAGTCAAAAACCCATATTGGCCCTGGGGAAGGATACGGTGGCGGTTACCAAGATATTGTTAACGGCTACAGCACGAACACATCGTTTGCACGCCCAAACCTATCAACTCCAAACGATAGTGGATTTGTACCATTTGGCAGGTGGCATACCTATTGCTCAGGGGGGTATCACGCCGTTACCGCTCTTGGATCTATTTCCCAGGGGAAAAGCAACTGGCCATCTATTGAACTTGTAACCATTGGTGATAGCGGATCTGCAGGAACGCGTATTTTCTCGTTTAATACCGTTACCGCGGATATTTCAGTTTCAGGCAGTGGTGGTTTTGGGGGCAATTATATTTTTTCTAAACAACCAAACTGTGATATCGAACTGAAACATAGTGTGAAATACGATGATGGTTATCAGTCATACGAGAATATCAAGAAATTCCTGCCAGCAACTTACGTATACAACGATGACCCTTTGGAGAGAGTTCGCCGAGGTGTTATCGCTCAGGATGTCATGAAGATCGACAGTGAGTACGTAACGTTGGTCCCTGCAGCACCGAAATTTGATGGTGAAGGCAACAGGGTTGATGCTGACGATACGTTAGCGCTGGATAGCAACGTCATCATGCTTGATACCGTGTTGGCACTGAACTACGTCATTAAACAGCTGGAGGCAACACAGAAAGAGCTCCAGGAGCTTAAGCAAAAATAGCGGAATCATGAAGACTTAGCTTTCAGTCGCAGCCCGTTCTGGCATTTAACGGGCTTTGTCTCCCTCAGATCTGCTTACATCTGCGCCATTATTGAAAAATTTACAAAAGAGATAATTCGAAACGAGAGATAAACTTAGAAACGAAACGGCGAAGCTTTAAGCAGTGACGATAGGGCCTGTATCTTGCGGACACTTACAAATAAAACTACTGTATATAAAAACAGTATTTGAGGTGTATGCAATGGAATTCATCAGGCCAACAGAACTGCGAGAAATTATCGCTCTTCCGCTTTTCAGTGACTTAGTACAGTGTGGTTTCCCAAGCCCCGCAGCTGATTACGTTGAACAGCGTATCGATCTCAATGAGTTACTTGTCGCTCACCCGAGCTCTACATATTTCGTCAAAGCCGCGGGGGATTCAATGATCGAAGCCGGGATAAGCGACGGTGATCTGCTGGTGGTGGATAGTTCGCGCACGGCTGAGCACGGTGACATTGTCATCGCCGCGGTTGAAGGGGAATTCACTGTTAAGCGTTTGCAGTTGCGTCCAAATGTCCAACTCATCCCAATGAATAGCGCCTACAGTCCGATTGTTGTAGGCAGCGAAGATACGCTGGACGTTTTCGGCGTTGTTACTTTCATCGTCAAATCGGCGAGCTGAGTATGTTTGCGCTCTGCGACGTGAATTCGTTCTACGCATCATGCGAGACGGTGTTTCGTCCCGATTTGAAAGGGCGGCCAGTGGTTGTTCTTTCGAACAATGACGGCTGCGTAATCGCGCGCAGCGCCGAGGCCAAGGCGGCTGGAATTACAATGGGAGAGCCTTTCTTCAAGCAAAAGGACTTATTTCGGCGCGCTGGGGTTGTTTGCTTCAGCAGTAACTACGAGCTGTACGCAGACATGTCGAATCGAGTAATGACCACACTGGAGGAGTTGAGCCCTCGCGTAGAAATTTACAGTATCGATGAAGCATTTTGTGACCTAACAGGTGTTCGCAATTGCCGGGATCTTACTGAGTTCGGCAAAGAAATCCGCGCTACCGTTCTGAAGCGGACGCACCTGACTGTCGGGGTTGGAATTGCCCAGACAAAGACACTGGCCAAGCTGGCCAACCACGCCGCGAAGAAATGGCAGCGGCAAACGGGAGGGGTAGTTGATTTATCCAATATCGACCGCCAGCGCCGATTGCTCGCCATCGTGCCAGTAGAAGATGTATGGGGCGTAGGCAGGCGCATCAGTAAGAAGCTGAATGCCATGGGCATCAAAACAGCTCTGGACCTTTCTGAACAAAGCACGTGGATTATCCGCAAACACTTCAATGTCGTGCTGGAGCGAACCGTCCGGGAACTGCGCGGCGAGCCCTGTCTCGAGCTGGAGGAATTTGCGCCGGCAAAGCAGGAGATCGTCTGTAGCAGGTCATTCGGTGAACGCGTCACTGATTACGAACAAATGAGGCAGGCCATTTGCAGTTATGCGGCCCGAGGCGCAGAAAAGTTGCGGGGAGAGCATCAGTACTGCCGCTTTATTTCTGCGTTCGTGAAAACCTCTCCCTTTGCGCTAAACGAGCCATATTACGGTAACAGCGCGTCCATGAAGCTTCTTACCCCCACTCAGGATTCACGCGACATCATTAACGCCGCGGTAAAGTGCCTGGACAAAATTTGGAAGGATGGTCACCGCTATCAAAAGGCTGGCATTATGCTGGGCGACTTCTTCAGCCAGGGGGTGGCTCAGCTCAACCTTTTTGATGAAAACGCACCGCGCGCAGGAAGTGACAGGCTGATGGAGGTGCTAGATCACCTGAACGCTAAAGATGGAAAAGGCACGCTCTACTTTGCTGGCCAAGGCATACAGCAGCAGTGGCAGATGAAGCGGGAAATGCTGTCGCCGCGGTATACAACAAGATATTCAGATCTTCTAAGAGTCCGATAAGTTATCCTGATGTCTTGCTCCGCTTTGTGCCAATGGTGGATGTTCCTTAATACGCAGGATTATCATGTGTTTTTTAAAAATTAGGGCCTGACTTTAATAGCAGGCCCGAGAATTCAAACTACATGGAGCGGTTCAAGTTGAACGGGTAGCCATACCCGTTAGTTGTCCTGCTCTTCACTGTATTCCCCGTCATCCTGCTCATCGTCGAAGTCATTTTCGTAAGGTGCCTGAGAGGCTTTGATGACTTCTTCTGCGCCTACATCTTGAAGCGTACCTTCGACAGTTTCCAAGTCTTCCATCGCCTCTTGGAATTTTTCGATGATATCAGCAGCAGGAATTTTACCTTCAGCCAGGTTTTCCAGCGTCTGGATTGCGCTTTCCAGGCCAGGCGTATCATCCTTCACGCGAAGCACTTCTTCACCCAGTGGGATGTCATCTAGAGGAACCCAGCGTGAGCTATCAATGTCGATACCACGCTCTTCCTCCAATCTGATACGCTCAGCATTATTGATGCCGTCAGCGATATCGACGAACTCCTCAGCTATATCTTTCAACGTTTGGGCTCGCTCCAATGCATCATCAATATCCTGCGTCGTTACTTCACTCATGTCTATCACCCTCATGAAATGCGAGGCAACACACCTCGCTGAAGACACAATGGTATGCAGAGTTAAAAAAATCAAGTTAGTTGATTATTTCGTTAAGTTGATTAATTTTAACATGGAATTCTGTTTATTTATCAATTTTATTTATTTGTCGTTTTTTGATAGAGAAAAATCACACTTTAAAATCAAATAAATAATTTTCGTGATTTTTATAATGATTTTGCTATGATTTTTAGATGTAAAATATAGGCGGCGGTGTTGAAGTCGCCAGCTTTATCAATTTTCTCTTAAGCTGAACGGCATAAACATAATCATAAATTGTGATCAATATCACAAAAAAGAGGTCCAGATGCATCATTCTGAACATTACAAGTCTCTGTTCTGCACGTTTCTTTCTGGTGCCGCCAATCCTTTCCCGAACATTTATGATGCAATCAGCGAACAGATACTTCTCCTCATCCTTAAGGCCCGGCAACTGAATGAAGATACTGAATTCAGCAAGTGGTTTGATGAGCAGCACAAGGTACTGACAAAGCTGCGAGCCCAGAGCAATAAAATCAACAAAATCTACTCTCAGAACACATATGAGCTTAATTTTAAGGAACAAAAGCAGGACAGCCTCATGGATGCACTCATTTTCATGCGTCAAATCTATGCCGGTTTTGATGATGGCAAGGTCAGTCTGAAGACCTGGAGAGAGATGAACCGGCAGCCAACAGAGCAGGGGTTCCGCTTTGCAGAACAAAGCAAACTTCTGGAGCAGTTTATTCACGATGATATGTTTGCCATACTGGCCGAGGGCCCGACACGTTGTTCGCCAATCCCGCCTCAGGTACGAAAAGGCTATTGCCATCAGGACCTTTCCATTGCGCACTCATGCACCCGGGAGCTGCTTTCCCGATTGAACGATTTCCACAAAATAGATTCACTTCCGATACTCGCCGATGCAATTTACAACTTAATTACCGCTTTGCATGATGCCGGCATTGTTATTCCCGACTGGCTGTCCGAATTTGAAAAAGTTCACACAAATTTTCTGATAGGAGAGAGGCGGGAGAACGGCGTATTTCATAAAATAATAAAGTTAATTAACGATGAAGGGCGTGTTGAGTTCATTGAAAGGATTGCTGAACAGTGCGCACCTCAGTACGCCGAATATCTGTTCGACCAGTATGTGGGCATTTATGCTTCGGAGATCATACAGTGGCTGACTGAGCTTCAGATGTATTTCAAATATTCGCAATCAACGCCATTTGTCTGGAAATTCACCACTGTTACGCCTGATATCAACACCTCTTCAGAAGGGGAAGAACAGCAACCGACAGTGGCGTGGGAGAGCGATTATTGCCAGATTTCAATCAAGCGAGATACCCTCCTGAAACTCATCCAGACCAACACGTTGCATGATGCTTCAGACTCTCTCGCAGACTGCTTACTGCATATTTATGATCAGCCTGCCGACCAGATGCGCAGACAGAAAGGTACCATTCCGCAAATCTCCGACCGGGAACGTCACGTCTATAGTTCGAACAGTTATCCTTTTTACAGCGCTTCTCAAGGCAACCATCAAAAGAACATAGATATAGTGCAATCCTTTGAAAAATGGTACGAAAACAATAAAGTGCTTCTGATTAGCTACAAGAAAACACGTACTGAGCGCGTCGGTGTCGAAGTCCGTCTGGCCGGGTTGAAATGCTATGACCTGAAAAGGGGCATCCCTGAATGCAACAGAATGAAAATAAAAGACGGTGTTTATGATCTTGTAAATCAAGACACCAGCCTCCGCTTTGAAAAGTCCATTAGTGATGTCTCACTTCAGCGATACCATTCACAGGTAAAAAAAATCATCGAAAAGGATATTGATGATTTGCTCCGAATCCAGCGGAACAAAAATTCTAAATGTCCATTCAGTGGCGCCTATCACGCTATCAAGCCACTATGGAGCAAGAGCGATTATCATGAGGAAGAATGAACCTTATGGTAGAAATACCTATTTCCAGTCGACTAAGGCACCGTGGTGTACGTAATGTCTTAGTAACGTCTGATTCTCGCTCATTTCGGACATGACAGATTTCTTTTGACCCTACTATTTTGATGCCTCGATTAGCTCCGGACCTTGGTTTTTTACATTACCCACGGCGCGCGTAACGGCATGCCAGATAAACTTGTCGGCGACCACTGTGCCGTCGGCAACTATCTCTTCCGCTTCTTTCCCACCTATATCCTGTCGCATCCATTCGCGCGCGGCTTCCGGTGACAGAACCAGCGGCCGGCGGTCGTGAATGTCGACCAGGCCTTTGTCAGATGCTGAAGTTACAATGAGAAAACCTTCTGCTTCGTCTCCACGCTCGAACGGTGTGCTGCCGATCGCTGCCATGAAAATAGGCTGACCGTCGGCCCGGTGAATGAAGTAGGGCTGTTTCTTATCGCCTTCCTTCTTCCATTCGAACCAACCGTCTGCGAAGCATATTGCACGACCATTCTGCCAGAGAGGTTTGAACATTCTGCTGGTGGCCGCGGTTTCGAGACGCGCGTTAATTAGTGGCGGTTTATCCCACCACCCAGGTGCGTAACCCCATAACACCGGATCGAGGTGCAGCTGCTCGTCGCGTTCGCTCAACAACAGGACTTTGATGCCGGGGGCCACGTTGTAACGTCCAATAGGCTCAGGGTCATAGGCGATATCACGATCGGCTTCGTCGGCCAGATAAGCCAGATATTCATCGCGGGTTTGGGCTTGTGCAAAACGTCCACACATAGAAACCTCCAGTCAGTAGACTGAAAGTATAGGGCAGGGAGAAAAAGTAGCGCGCGCTGGTTAAGTCTTATAAACGTATTCGAGGCGATTATGCTGATGAGTAAGAGAGGCGTAAAGCGATACCTTGTGAAACTGGAAGGAGCTACGCAAAAGTGTCAATTTTGGGGGCAAATTTGGGGTTCAAAATTGAACCAGGGGCATGATTTGGGGCGATAAAATGACCATTATTGTCCGCCCTGCAATTGTTGTAAGTTATTGATTGATAAATATGTTATTGTTTTAGCGATGGTTGTTTTTATCGCTAAGCAGTTTAACGCTGATTATATAGTTTGAAACCAGCACAATGAAATTAAATGAGTTTTTCATGAGATTACTCAGACGAAAGGGGGCATGCGGGCCAACTGGTTGCGAACGGCATGGACAGAAAGCAAGAGGCGATCATCTACGATGTGGTTGCATTTCCCGCCTAATTGAAAACACTGGGGCTCCAGCTCCAGCCGCAATAAACCTACCGGCGACCGAGGCTATGACCGGCCTCCGGCAGAAGGAGATTTTTCAGGAGGCGAAATCCAGCAGAGGGGCATTTTTGAATTTCAGCCAGGTCTCTTTATCCGGGGCTGGTGGGATTTTCGCGCGGGTTATTGCAGAGAGAACGTCCTGGCAAAACTCAGGATCACCCTTCTCAATCTCTGCACTCAACAGCAATCCGTCCGGCGCTATGGAAATCCTGACTGTGCATTTTTTCCCCTTATATGACGATCTGTCCGAAAACTGTTCAATTACTGCCTGATGTATCTGTGAAGCATAGTCCTGGTTTTGCTCTTGTTCCGCTAATCTCGTTACTGAATGTTCCTGAGCCTGAGAAATAGATTTTCCGTCGCTGGTGCAGGCGTTCAGGAGAAATGGAAGGAGTAAAAGAACCGGTTTAATAAGTCGTGATGTCACGTAGGAAAGTCCCTGTAGTTGCTTAAAAAGACATACTAATATCTTTTTTTAGCAGCCGTAAACTCCTGAAAATAGCCTTTGCATACACTTCGCTTCTGTTGTCCTTCTCTGTGCAGTAACTTGCAAGCCCTTTCGCCATGACACGCTACAACTGGGAGCGCGAACAGCCAGTGAATTTGATGTGTCATGAACGGTACATGCCATAAAAAGTGACTGCGTCTCCTGTTTCCTTTTATCTATCGTAGAGCTTAAAGGCGGTCTGACATTTGTTGTTTGCACATGGCAAATAATGGTAGGGGAAATCCTGTTGACGATGTGAGATAGCCAAGCGTAATATTGCAAGTACTGTATATAAACACATTGTTATATATACAGTATTTTTGGTGTGCAGTGGATTTCAACAGCGTGCCGCTAACAAGGCAGGCAATAAACCGCGCACCTGATTATTAAACGTCAAAGAGGATATTTTTATGAGCACTGAATTAAATAGCGGTTCTGTCGGTGGCTTTGGTCACATGGGGAAAAATGACCCTTACAATGATGGTCATAGCGGATCTGGCAGTTCTGGTGGCAGTGGTAACGGTGGTGGTAATGGTGGCAATCATTCTTCGTCGGGTAGTTCGTCATCAAATGTTGAACATACTCCCTGGGGAGATGTTATATCCGGTGCTGACGGTTTTAATTATATGAATGGTATTAAAATGACGGGAGAAAACTCGCAACTTGCATACGTTTCTTCAACACGTCTTGTGCGAGTGCTTAATTCTCTCCTTGATCGTTCTTACATGAAACCTGAACCTGGTGAACATAATGGTGTTACTGGTGTCCCTGCGACATCACCAAGCCGTCAGGAATTAGCTGCCAATGCCCTTACAGCTGCGCAAACAAATGCTAAAACAGCGGCTGATAATGTTGCGAAAGCAAATGCTGCTATTAATCAGGCGCAGACTCGACTGAATACGGCAAAATCGAAAATCCCAGGTCTGGAAGCTAGTGTAACAACTAAGCAACAGGCTTCAGATAAGGCTACCGCTCGTGCTCATGAACTGGGGCATTTCCTGAATGATATGGGAGGGCCTGGTCGCTATCAGGCCTTGCAGGCGGGTTATCAGGCTGAGGTCGCACAGAATGAAGTGAACAGTGCTAAAAAGGCTTTGGCAAACGGGCAAGCTGAAATTACCGCAGCTCAGAAAGCTCTGGATGATGCTCAAAAGGCATTACCTGTTGCAACATCGAACAAACAGAACGCAGATGCTGCTGTTGCTTCAGCTGCTGAAATGAAAGATGCGATAACGACTGCGACAGCATTTTTCGAGTCAGTTTCGAAAAAATTTGGCGAACGCTCTGCTCGTCTGGCACAGGAGTTGGCTGCACAGGCGCGCAGTTCAAAAATTCGTAGTGTGCCTGAGGCTGTGGCATTGTTTGATAAATATAAAGGTTCTGCTGTAAACAAGCTTAATGCAGCGGATAAAGCGGCCATTGCTAATGCATTTAAATCTCTCGATCAAGCTGCTATGGCGAAACAGCTAGCTGCATATTCTAAGTTGTTTGGACGTTTTAATGCTTTCGCTGATTTAGCGGATCTTTCTAATGCAGTATACAAAGGTTTGACTACTAATGATTGGAAAGATGCATTTAACAAACTGGAATCAATGGCTGTAAGTAAAGTTGCTGGTGAGTTGATTACAGTAGCGTTTGCTGCTGCAGGAGCACCACTTGGTATTGTTGGTTTTGGTATGGTAATGATGCTAAGCGGAGCACTGTTCGCGAATGAAAATGTGCTGAGTGCAATTAATAAGTCTTTAGGTCTTTAGTAGATATAGAAGGCCATTTCAAATGGCCTTTTTATTATTGGATATGAGTGGGTATAATAATGATAAGGGAATGGCAAAAGCAAAGCACAGTATCGGTATTATTACAGAAAAAAATTTTGATGGGGTTTGTTCATTCACACATTGGTTTTCCCAGAAAGTCGGCAAGTATTTCATACCTGCTCTTTCTATTACGTTGTAAGAAATAGGGAATAAAATAAGGCTGATTGAGGAAAGGATGAAAACGATCTTTTCACGATCCGATAGTTCGACCCATTCGTGACTGTATAATGTGTTGTAAAATACAACTACCCACATAATGGCACCCCACCAAATTTTGGTTATATAGTATTTAGTACTCATGCCATCTCCTTTCTCTCAGTTCTGGTTATTATAATTCAAATCGAGTGGGGTGGATAGACTACTATAAATCACAAGCACTTTGTCGGTCCCGGCTTGTTTATTGGCTTTGCGGTTATCGAGTCGTGAGTGAAAACCAGCGAAGGGGATATCCTTCTGATTTTGAGCGATGGGCGTACGCAGTTTGTCAAGTTGATAGGAAAAGCGCTCATTACGGATGAAGGTGAGGCGATAGAGGGAACCGCGCATGCAGAGGTGAAGGTTCTTGGGGTAGCTACGTTCTTTATCAATCGGGTTAGTGATGATGATTGCACGGCTATTTAATTAACGTTTCACCACTGTTTCACCGCGCTTCATTGCAAACATTTAAAATCATTCGTAAGTGACTGGTTTTAAGATATTTTTTTTTGTTGGTGCGAGAGTATTTGAACCTCCGCCCCGCGACACCCCATGATGGTGTGTTAGGCAAAAATTAAGAGCACTTAGCCAGTACCGAGATAGACTCGGAGTGGCCAGGGATGGCACCAGCAGCGACGCTTACTATTCCAGCCCAAAGAGTTTCACAGATGCATGAAGCGAACATTAGGATACTGCGGAATACTTTATTCATAGGCTTTTCCTTATTTACATGATTCATCAAGACGACACTTACGAGACGTAGGAGCGATATGACTGACATTATGATAAGAGCCGGAATAAAAGGCATGCTCATGAGAATCGAACTCATGTTACTGGCTAAATACTCTCAAGCGAAAATTAACAATTTTCTTCAATCGGATCAACGCTTTTGCGGCAAGGGTTTCGCCATTGTGACTTTTCGATAAACGTAAGCTATTGATTCATTTGATCTTAAAATTATGAGTTAATGGCGAAAAATAAACGTATCTATCTGATTATCATAGATAACACGCATGATTTAAAATCCCTCGGCGTTCGCGCTGTGTGGGTTCAAGTCCCACTCCGGGTACCATGGGAAACAAAGAATAATCAAAGCAATAAGCAGTGTCGTGAAACCACCGAAAGGTGGTTTTTTTGTGTCTTCAATTTGGGGTGATGACAGCTGCATGGCTGCGAAGGTTTAAATATTCTTTGCTCAATTATCAATGGGATTGGATGCCACGGCTGCTTCAAGCTGATTTGGAGTGAAGTGAGCGTATCTCATCGTGATCATGTTTGTGCTGTGCCCGAGAATTTACTGCAATATCCGAATGTTTCCTCCACATATCATAAAATGGCTGGCAAATGTATGTCTGAGAACATGGGTACACTGACCTTTGGCAACTCTATCTTGGCCCGTATAAGTGCTGATTTGAAAACCAATTTTCCCTGTGGCGGAGATTCAGCACTTTGCTAAAAGGCCGTATGAGAAGGGGGCTCAGTTTCTTTGTGCTGATTTCCGTTTCACCATTCGCATTATTTATTACCCGTTCACCCTTAAAGCTTTTGACGCTCGGCGCTACGTTGGGGCTAAAACTCGTAACTTGGCTGGCGAGGTGACTGTTACTCTGCGTGTTGAACTTAAGCCGATTGATCCGGCTTTGGGTAGCGCTACGGGTCATGTCGTCAAATACATCTCAAAAACATTTATGGTTACGCTCTGGACGGTGAGAGCGATCATGAAAGTGGACGACCTCTGAAGGAAACCGCTAAGCACGCAACAGCCTGGGCGTCATGCTGGGGGATACGCCAATTTCAGTTTTTAGGGGGAGCGCCGGTATCAGTCTGGCGTGAACTTCGCCGCCTGAAAAATCAGGATTTAGCCGACAGGGTTAATCCTGTTTTTGGTGAGCTGCACCGCGCGGCTCACGCAGGAGAATGGCAGGGTTACATCACCTTACAAGATGGCCCTTTTGTTTCCCGTTCCAGGCTTGTCCTCCGCGCCTGGTATCAATACAAAAACGAGCCGATCAGCTACGGCGAATATCGGAAAGCTATTAAGGGTTTGGTTATGCCAGCATCCAACATTCCGCCCGTAGAAACGCGCCTCCATTCTTATCGCATTGTGAAGATGAAACCCAAATCTTCAGACCGCGTAAATCCGAGTTTTGACCTTAAGGGCGCGTCTGCGCCCTCTTGGAGTTCTGTCAATAACTGTACTGGGAGCTCAGGAGCGGACGAAGAACCACCGTTAAAAGCGGCGGTGCCAGCTGGTACCACACCGTCAAAACCGACGATGCATGCCGGTATTGATTACCCGAACAGTCAAATGACAGAACTTCCGCTGAATATCGAAGATTTGCGCCGATATTCACGCCAGCAGCGGCAGGAAGTTACCAGCAGGCTGAAAAACTTTGGCTGCGAAAGCTCAGATCATGCCTTCGAGCGTACCGCGCGCGGCCTGCGCACGTCTGTTGATGATGAAACTGCGTTGACGTGGGGGCCAAAAGTGGCCGCTGCGAAAGATATGAGCCTGACACCAGAAGAGGCAGAACAGCGTTGGCGGCAACAGCTGCGGATTGAAGCGGAGCGGCGTGCTGATAACTATGCCGCCGCTGTTGCGGAATATCAGAAGAAAAAAGCCGAAGCGGCACTGCGGCAGGTACAGATAAGAGAGGCTGCGAAAAAAATCGGAGTCAGCCAGGAAATCATTGCCAGCATCGGCGCGCAGCTGCGTAGTTGTAGGATTTTCGTCAGCGATGACGTTGTGAGGTCGATTGCTGGCGGTTCCCGCGTTCGCCACGACGGCGGACTGATCGCCATGAGCAATGGCCGGTTGCAGGAAGTGAAGGCATGGCGTGCCGGTGATAAAGATAAACCGACGTCTGAATACATGGAGGTGTTTGGCTTGGTCATGCGCTGGAGGAATGCTGTGAAAAGAAAATAG